TTATTGTTTCAAAATTTTCCAAACTAACAGGTTTAGTTGTTGTTGATTTAATTTGTTGTGTAGCAATCATTGTATAATATATATTTATCTAACTATCCTTTTAGGTATTTTTATTTCAATTTTTTATTTCAATTTTTTATAAATCGGCGTTTGAAATGTAAAAAGGTGTAAATTTTTATTTTAAATTTTTATTTTAAATTTTTATTTTAAATTTTATTTTAAATTTTAAATTTTTATTTTTTAACCGCAGATTTGTTACTATTAATATAACATAAATAATAATTATTAAATGATTTAATACATTCTTGACGTTCTTTCAAACAAATATTATTTTTATTTAAACAATCACGATATTTTTTACATTCTTCTACTATTTTTTGACATTCTGGATTATTATTAATTTTATTATCATAAATATTTATTACATTTTGTAATGAGTCATTTTTAATATCCATTTTTTATATTAATAAATCTAACTTTATCTTTAAATTTTTTATAAAAATTAATAAGCACCCCCTAAACCTATTCTTGCGCTCGCTTGTGCTCGTGGTTTGGCTCCAATATATGCTGCATATTGCTGTGAATATCTATGAGGAGGAGGAGGAGTAGGCATTTGCCTTTGCACATAATATTGTTGCATATTTGGATTTGTTTGATAATTTTGAGGAGCTTGAATAGTAGGTATCATTGTATTAAAAGATGGATAATTTACTGTTTCTTCTTGATATTGTGAATTACTATTATTGAAATTATTGAAAGAATCTTGTTCAATTTCTTTTTTTTTATCATCTTCGATTTGTTTAATTAATGTGTCAGGAATAGGTTTTCCCATTGACATTAAATACTTTACAATATTCTCTCTTTTTTCTCTCGTTGTAGGATAATAAGGAATATTAGACCAATCATTTGTTGTTACAACTGTCTTTTTTGTTTCTTTTATTTTGTCAGGATGTATAATTTTTCTTTTTGGCTCTCTCAAATCATAATTGTAGTATTCCTCTGAACCAAATGGAATATGTGTTAAAAATGTAGATATATTAATATAAAAAATACGGGGATTATGAACTGAAAAAATATTATCATTAGGATTTTCTGATTTTTCATCAACCGTATATTTTAATTGATGAATAGTTCTTATTCCATCCATACCATTATCATTTTCACCCCTCCATGGGTCTTTTTTGCTAATTATTCTTGAAATTCCATCAAATAACTGCAGAATCTCTGGGCTGCCTATGTTATAAAACACACTTCTATCTACAATTAAACCATAAGCATCACAACGTTTTTGCAAAGCATTATCTTCCATACCCCATCCCCAAAAACATGGAAATCCATTTGTTTTTTCAAAATCAGCTCCCTTTATAACAACTATTCCACCTAACGCATATTTAAATCCGTAATGATGCTTAACAACACCATGTGTTGTCTGATATTCAAAAATTTTATTAAAAGGTATTGTATCTATATCATTAAAAATAAAAGTAATATTTTTATAGTGTTGAGGATATTTTTCCTTAATTGCTAAAAAACCAATATCTTTAGTTGCACCTCTATTAAAAGTTCTTGCATCGCATTGATGAGAGAAATAAATTTCATAATCATCTTGGTCTTCTAAAATAAAACTCATATACTTGCTAAAAAAAAATTTATGTTGAACACGATTTCTATAGGGCACAATAAAAACCCTACTTGGAACTTTTACTTCTTCCGCCATTTTATAGTGTAATTTAATTTTTTATTTTTCTATTTATAACTATTAAAAAATATATTTAAAGTTATAGTTATAAATATTGTATATAATGATATTCTTCATAACCATTTTAGCTCTATTCAATTGTATTTTAGCTTTTGAACCTTCATGTAATTCATGCAAATTTTATATTCCTTCTAATACCAATAATCCTGAATTCGGATTTTGTAGAATGTTTAAAAACACTTGTTACAATAAAGGCGCACAAGTATTATTACCTAATTATGCACAACATTGTAGAGAAAACGAGAACCAATGTGGTAAATCAGGATTATTATATCAACCTGATAATGACATTACAAAAGAAATGAATATACAATTAGAAGAACATGATATTAATATTATAAATGAATTTAATGAAATAAATAATAGATGTTGCGGTGAGGTCAATGAAAATAATGAGATTGAGCAACTCGAAAAAGATTTTTTTGACATTTTACAAAGAATTAAAAAACACAACAAAAAAAGAATTTATAATACCTCCAAAGATTTATACAAATTATTTAAAAGAGACAAATAAATTTTTAACTACTTGAATATTTTTTTAATATGGCAGCTGGCATTAATTCATCTTTTATTTTTTCTAATTTTTTATAGCATTTGTTAATTGTAACCTCGCTTGTTTCACTAACATTTTTAACATCTCTTTTGCTAATATTTAATTTGCAAATTTGCGATATAAAATATACTACACCAGCTGCAATAGAAGGAGGAGTATTTTCTGGCATAATATTTCCTTTTTCTATTTTCATAGAAATAAACTGACAAAGTTTGGTTAATTCATTGTTTATATTCAATTTACTGCAATATCTCTCAATAAACGCCTCTGGTTTTGTATTACCAAAATTTGTTTTCTCTTTATTATCCATGTCTTTTTCTAAATTATTTATAATTGCCAGTGCATTTTTACAACCTTTTGTAGCACTTGTAATATCTAAATGAAATATAGATGCTATTTCCTTTGCTGTTCTTGGGTAATTATTTACTCTGCATGATATGTAAATAGAAGCTGCTAAAATACCGTCTCTATTATCTCCTCTAAATGTCAATTCATATTCTGAAATTTTTTTATGATATCTTATAGCATCATCAATTATCATTTTAGGCATGCCTGCATTTTGGGACATAATTGTAATTATTTGAAATTCATCATATTGAGACTTTTCTTTATATGGCATTGACTGCCATTCGGTATATCTTCTGATTTTTCTCATTTCATAAGACATAGCACCTATACACAGCACTTTGCATCCATAAGAAGATTCTTCCAATAACGGATTAATTGGCATACCACATCTTGTAGGGTCTGAATTTTGATTATCATCTGCGCCATAATATCTCCATTCAGGCGACTGGTCGACAATATCTTTATAAATAATACCACACTTTGAATTTGTACATGTTAAAAAGCCTTCATCTGAAAATGCTAAATTACTTTGGCATCTTTCACACATTTCTCTATTTCCAGAAGAACCAAACATACATTCTAAAGGAATTTTACTTTTATTTGGATTCTCCACTTCTGAATTAAATATATTCCATAATTCTGTCTTGTTAATTGTATTACTTTTTTTCTTTTTACTTTCGTTGCTCATCTTTGTATATCTTTAAATAGATTTTTTATTTTTAATTCAATTTTATTTATATTTATTTCTCTATATTTTTTTAAGGTATTATAATATATGGGAAATAGTTATTCATCTACTTCAAATAAATCACCTCAAGAAGAATTTAAAAACTTTTATGATGTAATTGATTATATTGCTACTTATTATATTTTAACTATGGATTTCAAAAGTTTAAGCAAACTTTCTGAAAAAGCTTATTGTGATAAATTAGTTGTTTTAACTTCTGACATTATTAAAAGATATTTTAATGAAGTTGAAATTACATATCTTGCACAACGAGTGAAAAATGGTGTTGAAGTTAACGACCTTAAAAATGAAAAGGTTATCTTTATTAATAAAGACAATCTTGATAGTTTAGATGTAGCAAATGATACACAAAAAAGTATTAGAAAAAAACGGGTATGTATTGGAATTGCCAAATTTTATATTAAAATTGCACATGTATTTGCTGCAATAGTTATGACAATTAATCCTGTTTATACATATAAAGGACCTAATGGAGAAACTGTTAAAACTGGGTTAATGGAAAAAGATAATATTCCTAAAAATGTTAATAGAAAATTATACAAATTAAATATTTGTGATAATAGAATTAGAGCTTTGAAAAAAGGAGAAGAAATTGATGAAACTACTGGAAATATTTCATTACAGCCTAAAATTTGTGATATGAATTTAGACAAAAATGGCACAACATTATCACTTGAAAACGAACCTGGAATTCCTGAATTAATGAACCTATATTTAGATGATGAATATGATTATTCTAATGGAACATTTACAGGAATGTCTGAATCTACACAAAAACTATTTTTGAAAGATTTAAATCTATTTTATACTGCTTTTACAGGAAACGAAAAAATTCCTACTGAAATAACAAAATTTAGTGATATTAAATTAAGAGATTATAGAAGTATAAAAGGATGTCAAGGAGACACACCTGTTTTAAAAACAAAATATACATTAAGCAAAAATAGTAAACTTTTTCTTCAGTATGCTGAAAATACTAAAAACATGATTCAGAATGCTGCTAATAATCAGTCCAAATTACTTGCCGTAATTAATGAGTTATTTACATATGTAATTGACCCTTACACAAGCAAAAAAGTTATTAGAGTCAATCCAAAATTAACTGAAGAATCTCTACAAGCTGCTGTAGAAAAGTCAAGACGTATGATTGTAAATTTATATGTTAAATGTGAAAATGATTATACAAATGGTATAAAGCTATATGAGGCTATTGTTGAAGCAAAAATATTAGAAACTACTAAAAATCAAATTGTTAATTTAGAAAAACAAGCTAAAACTCAAATTGATGAAACTAAAAAAATTATATCACCTATTCCTGTTTCAAAAACAATTACCAGTAAAAATATTCCAGCTGTTGTAATAAATGAACCATCCGAAACAATTTCAAATACAACAACAAGTTCCACTTTGTCACCTTCTGATACCACTTTGACACCTTCTTCTTCCACTTTTACACCTTCTTCTTCCACTTTCACACCTTCTGATTCCACTTTCACACCTTCTTCTTCCACTTTGACTCCTTCTTCTTCCACTTTGACTCCTTCTGATACCACTTTCATACCTTCTGATTCCACTTTGACTACTTCAGATACCACATTGAAACCTTCTAATACCACTTTGACTACTTCAGATACCACATTGACACCTTCTGATAGCACTGACAGTAATAAAAATATACAAAATATAGTTAATAGTTCATCAAATACAACGGGTTTAACAGAAAGTAGCTATAATTCTTTACCATTATCAGCTGTTACTGCACCTAATGTTTCTACAACTTCTAATCCAAACAATATAGTTTTAACATAAAATTAAAATATAATAATAATGTATATAATGAAAAATATAATAGGTGTTAATAATCCATATGGATTAATTCAAAAAGCTGGTAAAAAAAAAACAAATAAAAAACGTTCAAAAAATACACGTAAAAGAGCCAGAAAAACACGTAAATATCGTAAATAAATTTTATTTAATAATTATAATGAATAATTCCGTTACAATTGTTTCATGTTATTACAAGGTAAAATCAAAACATTCTCATAAAAATTATAACGAATGGATACATAATTTTTTACATAATTTAAGAAATAATATTATTATTTTTACATCTGATAATTTACTTGATTATCTTAAAGATGTTGGCAAACATAATTCCAACATGTTAATTATAAAAAAAAACTTTGCAGAAATTGAAATTTTTCAAAAATATAATATTTGGAATTATCAACACAAAATAGATTCTCAAAAAAATATCAGAACAAAAGAATGTTATATTATATGGAATTCTAAAATGAATTTTGTTAAGGAGGCGATTGAATTAAATCCATTTAATAGTGATAAATTTGTATGGACGGATATTGGTTGTTTGAGAGACAAAAGATATTGTAAACTTATTAGCAATTATCCATTATATAAAAATATTTCTTCCGATAAATTAGATATAGTTTTAATAAAGCCTTATTTGAATACCAAACAACAAGTTTTTCAAAATGAAATACATTTAGCAGGAGCTATTTTTGGAACATCAAAAGATACGTTTAAAATAATTATTCCTTTGTATTATTATTATTTTAATGAGTATGTAAAAAATAATTTGTTTATTGGTTGTGACCAACAAATACTTTCCACATTATACACACAACACAAAGATTTATTTAATTTAATAATTCCAAACAATAAATATATTAATGAATGGTTTTATTTGTGGTTTCATTATTTGAAAGATTTCTGAAATAAGTTATTTAGCATTTTTTTAATTTATAATTTTAAAATTAAGATTTTTTTATAATGTATATATATAAAATGCCAATGACAACACGTAGTAAAACTCGCCGTAATCGCAGCAAAAGACAAATTTATCGTGCACGCACTAAATCATCAACATGTCGCGGAAAAATTTCTTCTGATTGTTTGGAAAAGGATGGATGCAAAAATACTAAAGCAGGTAAAAGAAAATCATACTGCCGTAGAAAGATGAACCGCAGTGCTTAAATATCTTTATTTTAATTTATTAAATATATTCATGATTTGGTCTAAACAAATTATAAATAAAATATGAAAAACATTAAGAAATGTTATTACTAAACATAAATAAACAATTATTTCTTGTGTTTGCATGATAAAGTTATAATTATTATAACTATAACTTTATATAGATTTTAAAAATTAATTAGACAATTTTATAAAAATGAATTTATTGTCTGGAAGCAGCAGAAGCACGACTGGCAGCAGCTGATGCACTACGGGCAGCAGAAGCAGCACGACTGGCAGCAGCAGATGCTTGACGGGAAGCAGAAGCAGAGCGACTGGCAGAAGAAGAACGACTGGCAGATGCAGCACGACTGGCAGCAGCAGATGCACTACGTGCGGCAGAGGCAGCGCGACTTGCAGCAGCAGAAGCTTGACGGGAAGCCATTGCCTTGCGGCCACGAGCCATTGACTTTGAGCGAGATGAGCGATGACGACGGTGAGTTTTTGCCATTTATATATATATCTCACAAAAAAATTTTCTAAACGCCTGTTTATTTATTTAATTTAATTTATTTTATTTATTTTATTTAATTTATTTAATTTTTGCTTAATCATCCCAAACTCTATTTGTTGAACTCCACCACATTTTATTTCCCTTTTTAACATTAAAAATTTGTCCTAAATACTGGCAACCTTTTACATCGATATTAATCTGAAGAATGTGGATTTGTTTTTAATTGAGCTTCTAAAGCTTTTCTGCTTAATTTCTGTCTTTATTGAAAAGCAAAATAAATAAAAAATACTTCAAATGATATTTTATAAATTGGTAAAATATCTTGATTTTTCTATTGAAAATCTCTTAAATATTCTCTGCAAATCGACAGTCCTGAAATTTCCGCTAAATCTTCTCCTATACTTGGCTCTGCATCAAATTTAACGCCATCATAAGAAGCAAAAATCTCGTATTTTTTTGTTATATATATATAATATTTTGAACTTCTAAACTAAACTTTTTCTTTATGTTACTATTCAGGTATTTTTTAAATCTAATAATATTAATACTAAATATTATTAAATTTTATCAATTATAACTTCTTTTGCTATTTTCTTAATTATTTTATCTTCTTTTTCAGAATCATTATCACCTGAACCGCCCATTGCTTCAATAACAAGTTTATTATATTTATCGGAAAGTTTGGATTCACTTTTACCACAATCTGGATTTTTTTCTTTAAAAATAGGAATCATTTTTGAATTTTTTTGAGCTACATGCTTTATTACTTTTCTTAACTTTACTTTTTCTTTATTTTCTTTTTCCCATTTATTTTCATCTTTTATATACATTACTTCTCTCTTTGAATCGCTGCAATGAACAGGTCTTTTATGAACATCTAATGCTTTTAAATTTTTAATAATTATATCAGAAATACCATTTATAAACCCTACTTTTCCAACATTTTCTAAATCAGATAATTGTAATTTGAGAGAATCAACAAAATCCATTATATTCATTGCATCTTTGCAATGTTCATTTAAAAATACATTAAGATTAAACGTTTTGTTATTATTATTAGAATTAATATTAGTCAGAATGTTTGTACCTATATTATTATTTTTATAAATATCGACAATTTTATTTGTTAATTCTTGATTTTGTTTAACAACATCAACAACTAAATTGGTTAATGCTTTGATTTCATTATTAGTTTCATTATTGTTGTTTATATTTGTATTATTGAAATTATTGAAATTATTGAAATTATCTATGTCAAAACATTTTTTACTGTGTTTCCATAAACCAGTTCGGTCGAAGTATAATTTATTACATTTTTCGCACTGAAAGTTGCCACTTTTTGCCACAAAACTGTTGCCAAATGTTGCCAATGTTGCCGTTGTGGCATTTTTGTGATGACGCGCTGTCAATAAATGTTTGTCAAAGTTGTATTTTTTGGGAGCTAAATAGTCACAAAATTTGCAATAGAAATTATGTGCCACAAAAATGCCACAAACTGTTGCCATCTGTTGCCTATACTATTAATATATAAAATTTTAAATTACTTTTTTAAATTATAATTTTTTTATTATCGTAACAAAGTGAAAATTATTTTTAAAGTGACCTTACCTTAAAAATTTTTATGGTGTGATGAAGATTTTTTTTCGGAAAAGTCTTTCAGGTTTTTGAAAATGGACATAATAAATGTCCAATTTTGATTTTCCCAAAAAACTTTCCCCAAAAAAAATTAAAATCATCACTTCACGTGTAGGGACCCTTTTTTGGGTGTTTTTCAACAAATCCTTAAAATCCCCTTCACTATGTAGTATCCGCTCTTTAAATTACTTTATAAATAATATATTTTTATGTAAACTTATCCTCTATTTTATTTAACATTTCATTATCATAAACTAAATTTCCTGAAGGTCTATAAGAATTAATTGGAGTATATTCTTTTTTCGGTTGTTTCGCTTTTTGCGATAAATCGGGATTTTTATTTAATATTAAATCATTTGGGTTCGAAAAATCTGTAATTGCATTTGCGGAATTGTTATCTTGTCCTTCTTCTATCTTCACACCAAATTCATTTATAACTATCCCTGTTTTCTTTTTCAGTTCTGTTCTAATATAACTCGGGACCCAATGTAACCATGATATAAAAAGCGTATTTGGATGGATGTATCTAACGTTAAAACCATTTGTTTTTAATTTATCTATTAAATATGCTATGCAAGCGGCTTGGTCATATCTTGGCACACCTATTATTATCTCTGGAACTACAAACCAACAAAACTGTTCGTCTTTACGTTGTTGAGAGATAGTTTTGATTCGAACATGAATACGGTTTAATATTTTATTAAATAACGCAAGTTTATTTAAGTCAAATTGCCTTTTTTTTTCGTATAATTCGTCTATATTTAGTTTTTCAGAAAAATCTTCAACATTTTCAAGAGTGAATATATTTGACATTTGTATTTTAATGTGAAAAAAAAATACAAATTTAAATTAATAGAAACCATCTATTTCTGTTATAATATTATTTTTTAATTTTATATTACAACGATAATGACATAAATCCATAGTTATTGTCATATATTTTTCTTCAATTCTAACTATTCTTAAATTACTATATAGTTTATTTGCTTCACCATATGTTTTACCAATTATTATTCTTTTTATATTGTTTAACCTTATCTGTTTTTCATATACTTCTTTATTTAATTGTAAATTATCTCTCATTCAATTATTTGTCTATTATAAATAAATGTTTGTTTTTTAAATATTTTTTCTTTTAAATAATAATGACTATTAAAAACCTGGTAATTTCTGGAGGAGGACCCATAATGGTTCAAGTATTAGGTGCTATTCAATATCTTGAAAAAAACAATTTTATAGATATGAATAATATAGAATCTATATATGGAACTTCTGCTGGTGCAATTGTTGGAATTTTAATTTGTTTAAAATACGATTGGGAAACCATAAATGATTATATTATTAAACGACCATGGCATGATGTTTTTGCAATTAAAGTTCAAAATATATTTGATGCCTATACCAAAAAAGGTATATTTGACAATAAAATTATAGAAAAATGTTTTAGACCATTATTGGATGCAAAAGATATTTCAATGGATATTACATTGGAAGAATTTTATAATTTTTCTAATATTGAGTTACATTTGTTTTCTTTCGAAATTAATGAATATAAAGTTCAGGATATATCATATATAACACATCCAACATTGCCTCTTATGACAGCTATACAAATGTCGTGTGCTTTGCCTGTATTATTAACTCCTGTTTGTATTGATGATAAATGTTATATAGATGGTGGAATGTCGAGCAATTATCCTCTTATTTATTGTATTGAATCAGGAAAAAAACTTGATGAAATACTTGGTTTTAAAAATAAATATAATGATAATAAAAGTTATGTTAATTGTGAATCTACATTATTAGATTTTTTAATTAATTTTTTGTTTAAAGCTATTTTTAGTTTGAATACAGATAATAATCAACCTTCAATTAAATATGAAGTAGTATGTAATGCGGATTTTATGACATTGAATATTTTACGTACAGCATTAAGCAGTATTGATGTAAGAAAAGACTTATTTAATAATGGTATGGAGACAGCTTTAAATTTTCTCTCCAGTTTAGAGAACAGTATTTAAAAATTGTGTTAATGTAGCCTTTGATGGCTTTGCGTCATATTCAATGACTTGACCATCTTTCAATAGTTTAATGGTAGGATAACCTTCTACATTGTATTTATTCATCATTTGGTCAACTTCAGCTGTTTCACTTGAACAATCAATTTCTGTAAATACAACTTGATAACCATTAATAGTTTTATTTTGATATTCTGATTTTAATTCATTCCAAATTGGTTTTGCCGATTTGCAGTGTGGACACCAATCTGCATAGAAAAATAATAATTCAGCACTTTTTCCTGATGAGCCACCTTCTCCATAAGATTCTTCACTATTATGAGAATATTTTGGTTTCATATTAGGAGCAACATAGTAGAAATAATAAAAAATAGAGAGTATAGAAAATAATACGATTGTTACTAATATAACTAATGTAGTTGTGCTGATATTGCTAACATTTGACTTAATTTTGGAGAAAAAACTTGTATCACCGCCTACAGCTAACTTAATAGGATTATTAAAACTGTTAAATTGAGACATTTATATATATTCCAGAAGAAATTATGAAACTGTTTTAACGAATACAATATAAAAGATACACAAATAATTAATTATAAATGATATTTAGAAATATAACTGGAGAGCTTGTAGAAATTAATAGATATGATTTTATAAATGATAAACTATATTATGAAAAAATTATGAAAATAAAAGAACCTTTTGTAAAATCAATATCTTCTGCTAAATTAAAAAAAACTTTTAATAACAAAAATAATCAATAACCCAATAAATAATGTAAACACATAGCTACATATAATATTCATATTAAGCTGGGACATTACCTTTTCAGATTTTACTGATAAGCTTGCTGATTTCAATAAATTTGTTTGTTGCGTATTTAAATAGAGCGTATAAGTTAATATTATTAAAGCGATTATCTTCATAAATAGCGATGTCTTAAAAAAATTATTAAGAGGACTTATGATAAAAAGCACTATAATAGAAATTGAAATTGCAGAACATGTACATACATTTTTAGTTATGTCTGTAAAAATTGTTAAATTAAATGATTTATTTGAATCCATATAAAATTGTAATATATTTTATTTTTTTTATAATTATATTATAAATGACACAAACACGTAAAAATAGAGATATACATAATCGAACCAAAAAAAAATCAATTTACAAAAAAAATGACTATAATTCGGGAGACGGTATGCTTACAACAGTTTGGGGACCAGCTATGTGGCATTATCTTCATATAATGAGTTTTAACTATCCAATAAACCCAAATAATGAAGATAAAAAGCATTATAGAGATTTTGTATATAATTTAAAAAATGTATTACCCTGTAAGTATTGTAGAATTAATTTAACAAATAATTTAAAGAAAAAACCTTTATTGATGTGTAATATGAAAAATAGAGAGACGTTCTCAAGATATATATATGAACTTCATGAAACTATTAATAAAATGTTAAACAAAAAATCTCATTTAACTTATTGTCAAGTGAGAGAAAGATATGAACATTTTAGGTCAAGATGCACAGATGAAAAACCAAGGATTTTTACATTTAAAAAGAGTAAAACAATAAAACTAAAAGAAAAAGGATGCACAGAGCCTTTATATGGAAAAAAATCAAAATGCGTTATTAATATTGTTCCACAAGAAGATAAAATTGCAACATTTCAAATGGATAAAAAATGTATAAAAACAAGAGAATAACAAATAAAATTATTAATCATTTTTATATAATATTAAAAAATATTATACATAATATTTTGAATTTTTTTGTCTAAAAAAATAAAAGCCTCATCAATTTCTATATTATTTTCTAACAATTGTGTTACTCTTTCTGGATGGTATATATTTTTGTAGATATTTTCTATTCTTTTGTCATATTTTTTTTTAAATTCACATTTTATTTTTTGAAAAAACTTATAACGATTTACATGTATACTAAAATAATCATCATAATTTTTATAATAAAATTTATTTCCATTTTCATTTTCTTCAATATGATAAATATATCTAATATTTTGAGACAATAATTTTTTTTTATTATTTAATATTGTCTCTCTAATATATTTCAAAAATTTTAAATGGATTCTGTGTTTTCCTCTACTTTTTTTAAATTTAATAAGTTCATTATTATTTATTTCATTTAGTTCATTAATTTCATTTTCTAAAATGTTTATTTCTTGAATATATATATCTTTTTTATTTACATTATAGGAATAATTATATAAATTATCTTTTATATATTTTAAATAATAATTATATAAAAACAATTGATATTTTATTTTAGGTGTTAAATTCATTTTTATTATTAAATAAAATAAAATTTTATATCATTTTATTTAATGATTAATTATGTATAAAAATATGATTATTTTAAATATCATCTTGTGTAAAATTTACATGCCAAATTGTGAAAAACTATTTACTATTGGTTGAGGTAAATACTGGTCACTTATAGCATTATAATTGGGAACTTTCTTGCATTCAAATGCTGGTTCAGGACATCTTGCACATGCAGGACAAGGAGGACAAGGTTCTTGTCTGGGACAAGCAGCTGATGTTGGGCATGCTGGACAAACAGGGGGGATTACTTCGGATTTTAATATATATAAATCTTCTTTGCCTGGTGGAATTTGATTTTTTGAAACACCAGAAGGAAGAGTGCTATAATAGGTGTCACCATAACCATTACTATCGGGAGTAGCAACAGCAGTATTTCCATTTGGTCCTTGTGCATAATAAGCTGTATTACCTTGAGGTCCAGTTACAGAACCTGCACTACCACCATAAGGACCTTGATAAGTATTGGCATAAGGACTGGTATTTGTAGTAGCAACAGCAGTATTTCCATTTGGTCCTTGAGCATAATAAGCTGTATTACCTTGAGGTCCAGTTACAGAACCTGCACTACCACCATAAGGACCTTGATAAGATAAACTATAACTACTTGATTGAATTGGATATCCAGTGCTTCCATAATATTGTGTTGAGGTAGTGCTATCAGGATTATAATAGGAACCTGATTGTGTAAACATATAATTTCCATTAGGAGTTTGAACCTGAACAGCTTTTTTACCATCTTGCGTAGTAATAATAGTTGCGCTATATCCTGTTGGTCCATAATATGTAGTAGCTGAACCATAAGGTCCTGTATAATTTGTATATCCTTCACTTGTTGATGTAGATAAGTTTTGTTTAAATGTCATAGGTGTTTGGTCAGCATTTAGTTTAATTTGTAAAGTTTGTATTCCATCGCCTCCTGGTGTAACTACAACACTTCCTCCATTTTGACCATAAAAGGTCTCACCATCTGTTAATATAGAAGAAGTTCCATTATAATGATTATAATTATCATAGTTAGAATTGAAAATGGAAGAAATAAATGAACTTGATGATGTATCAGTAGATGATGTATTAGTAGATGATGTATCAGTAGAAGGTGTAAATGTGATTATTTGATTATTTGGTGAAGTGAAAACAATATTACCATTTGTGAATGTAGCAGAAAATCCAAATGGATTAGTAAATACTGTACTTGAAGTAGGAGATTGTGTAAATACAGCTGTTCCTGTTCCACTTGCTTGGTTTACTTGAATATACTTGGTACCATCACTATTTTTCATTATTGTAGCCGTAGCTCCATCAGGACCTTTATAAATAATATTTTTATTTTTAAGTCCTTCTCTATTACAATTGCCTCCTAAAAAAGAACACAAAACCAACCCTAATAATAAAATCAAGAAAAGAAATAATGCTTCCGTATTCATTGTATAATTTATATGGTGAAAAAAGTTTAAAACTATATTATATTAAAAAATTGAATTAATTATTAAAGGATTAAATATTATATAAATACAAATATCTAATGAACAAATCACTCTATACAACAGCTGAAATAATAAATGATTCATCAGATGAAGAATTTGTTATGATTCCCAAAAAAGCCAATAAAATATTAAAAAATAATACACAAAAACCAAAAACAGAAAATAAATCGCTAAAAACACAGCTAAATTTACTTAAAAAATTTTATAATGAAGATGAAAGTGTGTTTGAAATAGGTGTTGATGAAGCAGGTAGAGGTCCATTGTTTGGAAGAGTTTATACCGCCGCAGTGATTTTACCTAAAGATGATACTTTTAATCATTCGTTGGTAAAAGACAGTAAGAAATTTCATTCAAAAAAAAAAATAGAGGAAGTCGCAAAATATATTAAAGAAAATGCAGTCGCGTGGTATGTTAGTTTTGAAGACGAGAAAAAAATAGATGAAATAAATATTCTCCAGGCCACACAACAGTCTATGCATACTTCCATTTTAGAAGTTAGAAAACAGTTTAATAAGACCCAATCAGAAATTTCCAAAGAAGAAAAAAAAGATTATTCCTATAATTTATTGATAGATGGCAATTATTTTAACCCTATTACATTTCTAAATAAAAAAACCAATAAAATTGAAGCTATACCTTATATAACTATTGAAGGAGGCGACAATAAATATTCTTCCATAGCAGCAGCATCTATTTTGGCAAAAGTAGAGAGAGATAAATACATTAATGAATTATGTGAACAAAATCCAACATTAGCAGAATATTATGGTATTGATTCGAATAAAGGTTATGGTGCCAAGAAACATATGGATGGTATAAAAGAACACGGTATTACAATTTGGCATCGTCGAAGCTTTGGAATTTGTAAAAATTATGTGTAATTCAAATTATATATTTGATTTTATTAAATAAAATTGAAATAAAAAATTACTTAATAGTATTTGTAATAAATACATTTGAACTATTACTTAAAATCTAATCATTATAATTTAAATAATGCGCATTCTATTATTTGATACAGAAACAACTGGTCTTCCATCTTCAAGAATAATAAGCCCTGATACACTCCACATGTGGCCCCATATTGTTCAGTTCAGCTACATAATTTATGATACGGAACTGAATACTATAGTAGAAATGTTTGACTACGTAGTTAAAATGAAAAAAGACATTGTTATACCGGAAGATTCGATAAAAATTCATGGCATTACAAATGAAATGTCAATAAGAATAGGTGCACCTATTGAAGAAATATTGAATGAATTCTTTTATTATTTAAAAACAGTTGATGAAATTGTAGGACACAATATAACATTTGATATAAATATTATTCGTGTAGAATTATTGCGTTTAATAAATTCAACTTATGAACAATTACCAAAAAATGAAATAACAATACAAAAATATAATTTACATGCTATAGCAAATTGTAAAAACCTTTATTGCACTATGCAGGAATCGATTGATTTATGTAATATTCAAGTAGTCAGCAAGTATGGAAAGTCTTATTTAAAATTTCCAAGCCTTTTAGAATTACATGAAAAATTATTTAGTTCAGCGCCGCAAAATCTGCATAATTCTTTGAACGATGTAATAGTAACATTAAGATGTTTTATTAAAATAAAGTTTCAAAAAGATATTCTCGATATAAAATGCGAAAAAAATAGTGAGCTTTACAAAAACATTTTTGGAGTTTTAAAAATATAAATAAAATATTTTATATAATTATTATATAAAATATTATGAGTGCTTCAGTATATATTATTGCAGGTATTTTAGGTGTTTGTGCAATTGGTGCATTAGGCACATTATATATGAATTCAAGTCAAAATAATAAAAATCCGTATGATTTAACAGACCAATACGGTAATACAAGGTCATTTTTTTTTGGTCCCAAATGGGATCCTACTCCACAAGCGCAAGGATATAGAGTTTATGGTGGTAAAACATCAAAAAGACAGCGTCATAATAAAAAACCAACAAAAAGAAATAAAAAATAAGAAATAAGAAATAAAAAGTATAAAGATTTAAGCTGAACACATTTCACAAATTTCGTCTTTTTCTTCTGGTGTTTCATGTGTTTCAGGTTCAATAGTAAATTGCTGTGGTTGATGTTTTGCTTTTCTTCTTAAGTAATAAATTCCTGTCTTCAATCCTTTTTTCCATGAATAAAAATGCATGGATGTTAAAGAATTATAGGTAGGGTCTTCCATCCAAAGATTCAAACTCTGACTTTGACAAATAAATGCGCCTCTATCAGCAGACATATCAATTAGATGCTTCATTGGTATTTCCCAAACAATTTTATATTTATTTCGAATATGCTCGGGTAATATACTCAACTGTTGTATAGAACCTTTGTTAGAAATTATATTGTTTTTAATTTGTTCATTCCAATATCCTAATTGAATTAATTCTTTCATTAAATATTTATTAACAACAACAAATTCGCCTGCTAATGTTCGTCTACTATATAAGTTACTTGTAAATGGTTCAAAACATTCATTAAATCCTAAAATTTGTGATGTAGATGCGGTGGGCATAGGAGCAACCAAAAGAGAATTACGTAATCCATGATTTATAATTGAATTTTTTAATGCATCCCAGTCATAACGTTCATTACCAGGTTGTATATTCCACATATCAAATTGTAATATACCTTTGGATGCTGGCGAGTCCACAAAAGAACTATAAGAGCCTATTAATTTTTCTGGTAGAAATATTTCTTTATTTGATAACATGCGCATTTTATCATGATTATTACTTTGTGAATATTTATTTTTTCTTTCTATTGAGATTTCGTTGCTTTTTTCTAATGAAGCATGATAAATTGTTTCAAAAATATATTTATTTACTTCTTTTGCTTCATCAGAATGAAAAGGTATATCCATTAAAATAAAAGTATCAGCTAATCCTTGAATACCAATTCCGATTGGTCTATGTAATTTATTGCTTCTTCTTGTTTTTTCTGTAGGATAATAATTAACATCTATTACTTTATTTAAATTATTTGTAACGACTTTTGTTACTTCATGTAATTTATGGTAATCAAATTGTTTGGTTTCTTGATTTACAAATGTAGGTAAACCAATAGAGGCTAAATTACAAACTGCGGTTTCATTTTCGTTTGAATATTCAATAATTTCGGTGCATAAATTTGAACTCTTAATGGTGCCAAGATTTTGTTGATTTGATTTCATATTTGCTGCGTCTTTGTATAATAAATACGGAGTTCCTGTTTCCATTTGAGCATCAAGAATTTTAAACCATAAATCGCGAGCATTTACCGTTTTACGCGCCTTCCCTTCTGTCTCATATTTGTTATACAGATTGTTAAATTCAACACCATAAACGTCAGCTAATCCAGGACATTCAGCTGGACAAAATAAAGACCATTTAGCATTTTCTTTTACGCGCTCCATATAAATATCAGGAATCCAAAGAGCATAAAATAAATCGCGAGCTTTTAACTCTTCATCTCCGTGATTTTTTCTCATTTCAAGAAAGTCTTCAACATCGGCATGCCATGGTTCTAAATATATGGCAAAAGAACCATTTCTTTTATTGCCTCCTTGGTCGACATACCGTGCTGTATTATTAAATACTCTTAACATAGGAACCAAACCATTTGAGGTTCCATTTGTTCCTTGTATATGACTTCCTTTAGCTCGAATATTGTGAATATGGAGTCCGATTCCGCCAGCCCATTTTGAAATATGTGCACAATCTTTTAATGTATTGAAAATGCCGTCAATACTATCATCTTCCATTGCAATTAAGTAACAACTGGATAGTTGTGGTCTTGGGGTTCCAGCATTAAAAAGAGTAGGAGTAGCATGTGTAAAGTATTTAAGAGACATTAAATCATAAGATTCTTTAATTAATTTAAGACATTCTGAAGCATTCATATTTAAATCTACATGGATACCAATAGCTACACGCATCCAAAGATGTTGAGGTCTCTCAACAATTTTATTATTATTTCTGAAAAGATATGCTCTCTCCAATGTTTTAAAACCAAAATAATCAATTAAAAAATCTCTATTATAATCAATCATATTATCAATTTCATTTGAATATTTTTTTGTAAAATTCCATAAATCATCTGATACAAGTGGTTTATTAACTTGTGCTATATCTTTAAATTTGTAAAGCGATGATATTATACTTGAAAACAAAGTTTCTGTATTTTTCTGATGATTTGATATTATTATACGTGCTGCTAATGTAGCATAATCAGGATTATTTGTTGATATTGATGCACATTGTTCCGCAGCCAATTCATCAATTTTTGCAGTTGGTATACCGTCATATAATTGGTCAATTACTTTCATTACCAAAGATGAATAATTAATATGAATTGAAGCTTCTTGTCCTAATTTTTTAACTCTTTCTAAAATTTTATCAAAAGCAACCTCCTGTAAAATACCAGAGCGTTTTGTAACACGCATTTCATTCGAATATTCCATTTTATATATATATTATAAATTTAGTTTTAAACTGGTTTTTTTTAAACAATAAAAATTTAATTAATTAATATATAAATTATATATATGAATCAACTTATATTCCTTGTTCTTATTTTAATAATAGCTGTAGGTCTACCTCTTTTTTTTAAATTAAAAGAAACATTTAAAAGAAAAGATGGTTTTTCAAATTATAATTTAGAAGGAGCAATGGGTAATATACCAGGTGCAGAGACAGATGTATTAGTACAAGATTTTTATCCACCAATAGGTAGAAATCAAATTTCAAATAATACATCAGAGGATGTTTGGTGGCATTATCCTACATTTAAATTAGGTTCCTATGATCAAATAACAAATAATATAAGATATTCTAATAATCCTGATTTGGGTTCATGTATGCCAGAATCTATGTGCGGAGCTTTATATCATGAAAATCAATTAAAATCAAATTATGTTAAACCGTTGCCTCCTCTTAATCCTGATTGCGGAACCCGTGTTGGATATTTTGATACAGGTATTAATTTATTACCATTTAGGAGTGGAATGCAAAATATATTGTATTAAATATTTTTAACAACTAACTTTATAACTATCACATTCTGTTTTATGATATTTGTAACCATACCATGCGTTGTATCCTTGTTGTTTCCAAACTTTATATGCACAATTACTATTTGATTGGCAATTATATAAACTTGAGCAAGTAGCACTACATTCATTGTATTTTGATTGTGGGTCGCCCGAACACCAATAATAACTATTTATCTGAAACAATCCATAATCACTTGAACTATCTGTATTTGTATTTTTCGCATCACAATTAAATGAGCTTTCATATTTACTAATACAAACCATAGTTCCTATAGATGATTCTGGAAAACCTGAATTTCTTAAGTAACTTACTATCTGACATTGAGATTGAATATTTGTCTTATAAATGGAGCCTATTGGAATAGGAGCATATTGACAGTCATCATGTGTTATATTAACTAAATTATTAAAGCCATAATCATTTAATATTTTAACAACTTCGTTATCATATACATCATAGTAGGTATCCACATCTCGTGCTAAAACGAATAAAGATACCTTAAAAGGGTCAGAAACAATAGCCCAATCGTAATATCCATTAACTTCTGGCCCTAAATTATAAACCCAATATGGTGAATCGTGTGGTACGCCGTTTAAATGAACAGTTAACTCACCAGGATAAGAATTTGAGTCAGTATTGTATCCATAATAAGCATAACCTTCAATTTGGTTAATACCATTGGTTTTTTCATATTGACTATTTAAAACAGTTACATTTCCATTTGGAATTAAAGTATAATCAGCTGTTATACAACTTGCAAATTTTTCAAATAGCTGGTCAAAATTATTTCCATATATTTGATACCATCTTCCCTGATACTTATCTAAATCTAAAACATTAACTGTATTTTTACATACACAAGTAGCTATAAAAATGCTAAATATAATTGAACGGATAAATAACATAATTTATTATATAATAAATTATTTTTATATAATAATTGTTAATAATTTAATTAATATTTGTCTCCACTTTAATGACTTTATTGAATTTAAGTAGACAGCCTTGTGTTTCATTGGTGGTTACAAATGGTTTTGATGGTTCCTTTTTAGGTTTTCTGTTAGGTGCACGATGCTCATAACCAGTTACTCTTTCTTCTTCAATAGTTTTCCAAACTTTTTCTAATTGTCCAATATTATTTTGAAACCATTCACAGTTTCGTAATACAAGAACACAACTGAAAACTTGCACTTTCCAATATATAAATTTCATGAAAATATAGTTATATGGAGAAGCTTCATATCTTTCCAATTCTGATTCCTCCCATATAGTAATATCTTCTTCATTTTCTATAGAAAGTGGTTTATAACTATAGAATGGTTTACCTTCTTTTGTATGGAAAGACATAATAATACCTTTTGTTTTATCATCAGTTGATATAGTTAAATTTTTAATACCGTTTTCTTGTATTTTTGAATCATTGTAAAAAGCTTCTGTATCTGGATATTCAATAAACTTTGTTTCTAAAAAATCACAATCATCTAAATTACAAACTTCCATTTGTAGCTGCATTTGAACCCAATATTCTTTTTTTGGTATACCAGTGATTTCACGCGAAACAACATTTTTAATTTCTAACATCCGTCCAAAACGTTCAGAATTGTGGTCTACGTTAATACCATCTGGTGAAGCCCCTAAAAATTTATATATTCTATGTGCAATACAGCCAAAATCTTCCACTTTAGTATTATACATGCGTTCATATAATAAAACAGATAGTGGTTCATATTTTTGACCCCAATGCAATGGTGTATTTGTATTTACCATTTTAACTTGTTCTCCATTAGATTCTTCATCATTTTTTTTTAATGGTTGACACTTTTCATAAATTAATTGATTAATAGTGTGTTGTGATTCAAAAGCTTTGTAGGCATTACTGGCTGTAATTAAATTCCAACGAAATTTATACCATCCGTCGGTTCTTTGTTCTTCTTGTGGTATATCTCTTAATATCTGGATTTTTTTTTCAAGAAAATCAATAATATCATTGCTTATTTGTTTATAATTAGACAATGAATTTTCAGAACTTCTCTCTTGATTAAATAAAATAATAAAAATGTGTAATGCTTCTTCTAATAAATCATTTAAATCATCTTCAATATAATCGCTTCTTAAAATATGGTCTTCCATTTGAACATAGAATATTTCTTTTATCTCATCTAATATAATTTCATGAAAATCTTGTTCAGATATAATATGTGGATTTTCATTCATAAATTCTTCCATTAAATGTAGGGCAGTTTCAATCAATTCTAATGCATAGTCTTCTGAAAAAATAGTTGGTTCATCATCAAATACTAATGTGTTAAGAATATCTTCTAAATCTTCTAAATCAAAAATAAACATCGCTATATAGTATTCATTGTTTGTTTTTAATATAATTCATAAATTATTCTAATTTTCATCATCAGATTCGGAATCATTACTATTGACAAGTGTTTCCAGTTTATTTTTGATGCTTCTTTGACTGTTTTTTGGTGCTAATGATTTTAGTGTTGAAACGCGTTTATCAATATTTTTTAATGTAAAGTGTTTATTAGATTTAGTATAATATAAAGCAGGTATATCCTTCACAGAACCAGTTATTTTATCATATATAACATCTTTTACCCTTTGTAGTTTTTTTTTGTCCAAGCAATCTTTTAAAAAAGAAACGAGGTTTTTTGTTTCATCTGCATCAAGTTTTTTATCTATTTTATATGTATCAACATATTCAATTAATTTCTTTGTTTTAATTGTCTTATTTAATTTGCACCAAGGTTCATTGGAATTGTTATTTTTTTCATTTTCCAAAAATTTTTCAAGATTAGAAAGGTCATTTGATGATTTAGTTTCTTGTAAAGGGTTACCATTTAACAACATAGTCTTATATTTAATATTTTTGAGTTCATGACACTCATCGTTAGTTACATTAGTTACATTAGTTACATTAGTTACATTAGTATTTTCTTCCATGTTATCTATATATATTATAGAAAGATGAGTTTAACTCAATTTTACAAAATATTAATTAATCAATAAATATTTATATCGATATTATATTAAATATAATATTTATATAATTTATCATATGGAAGATTCAAAAAAAATAGAAATATCTGGCACAGCAAATAGATATGCTTTTAAAAAATTAATAAATAATAATAATGAAAAAGTAATAAAAAAAAGAATAGTTACAAAAAATTGGAATTTTGAAAATGAATGTTATGAATATACATATCAAATAAAAAACTTAACAAATATTTTAAATAAAGAAAATCAAAATGAAGTTTCAAAAAAAATAATTCAAGAAATAAATAAAAAAATTTACAATTATAAACAACAAGACATCTTAAAAAAAATTTTAAATGAGGAAAAATTTATTACATTTGAGAATGTAATATCTAAATTAGTAGAAGCGCAATTAAAATGTAGATATTGTGACTGTGAAATGTTAGTTTTATATGATATTTCAAGAGAGATGAAACAATGGTCTGTAGATAGAATTGATAATGACAATGGTCACAATAACGATAATTTTCATTTAGCATGTTTAGATTGTAATTTAAAAAGAAGAAGAAGAACCGATGAAAATTTTTTATTTACTAAAAAATTAAACCTGGTCAAACAAGATATTTAAGTTTATTAATAATAATTAATAAATATATTATTAATATGGAGAAGAAATGGACAAACGGACAACCATATGAAAGGTCGAGAAGATTAAAACATATAATTGAAATAGAAAACAAAGAAGCAAATAAAGAGATTGAAACAGCAGCATATACTACAGCTTTGAATCATGATGAAAATACATGGGATATTTTAAACCAAACATTATCAGGTTCAGGTTTTAAAATATCTAATAAGAGAGAAGAATTAGATTCTAAAATATCTGATAGACAATTAGTTCAACAAAGAGGATTTAACCCTTTTTTAAGTGAAAATAATTATGTAAATGATGTATTAGTAAGAGACCAATTTTTAAAACCTGTAAACACAACTATTGACCGTATTAAAAATACTACTGAAAACTAATTTACATCAAAGATTTTGTACACATAGTATACATTAGACGATTTACAAAATATGCAAGGAAAATATTTGTGGTAATTAATAATCCTTTCCAAAACATCATATAATCTAATGATTTATAATGTTTGAAAACATAGATAACTTCTTTAATTAAAACAAATATTAATACAATAAGAAAAAATGATGATAATATAAAAAAATAAAGACAAGAATTCTTATCTAAAGGGCCAAAAAATGTTTGATATAAACTTGACATTATATATTTAGTTTTTATAATATATTCAATAGAAAATATAAAATATATTATGAAATGCAAACTACTTAAATAAGTTTTAAACATTTTACCATAATGAACAGTTCTATAAATTATACTACGCAGAATGAATTATTGCTAAATAATTTAATGGATTTTTATAAAGAAGACAATTATTTGAGTCGTATGTTAAAAATTATTACAGGAGAATCGAAAATATCATTGAGAATAGTAGACTGGTTTGCAACAAATTATGCCAAAAAATATTATACATTATATCCTATTGTCTTAACTAATGGTTCAACAAGACGTTTTAAAGTTTATTTTGATTATAAGCTCAAATTAAAAGCATATAGTAAAAAAAGATTTGACCCATTTTGCAGATGGGAAAGGATTAGTATTCCATATAAAAATGATACATGTATTGAAACTACCATTGGACAATTGAATTTTTTTAAATGGGCGATTGAAAATAAAGTAATTGAGTATATTGAAGATAATTATGATACTATTGAAAAAGATATGAATAGTCGCAATAGCACATCAAAGAGAAAAGAAACTATTACAGATAATTCTAAAACAAGAAAAAAGAGAGAAGAATTATCGATATCTGCTACTAAAAGTATTAAAAAAGAAGAAGTAGAAATTGTTGTTCAATTTCATTAAATATTTAATATATAATTAATATATAGTAAGTATATGGATAATCTACAAAAAAGATTTTTATTATTTTTAATTGGTTGTATAGGGAGCCGTTCTTTACTTGTTATTATTGCCAAAAATATTCAAACAAAATATCTAAAATATATGGGTTATTTGGCATTGTCAATATCATTTGGTTTTATGTATATTTTTTTAACTGGTTCAAGAGAAACTGGTGCAGAAGTTTTTGGAGAAAAAATCTGGTGGAATAATTTACGCCCATTACATTCATTGTTATACTTTTTATTTGCATATAATGCCATTATTGGTAATAGGAATGCATGGATATATTTATTAATAGATGTTGTTATAGGGTTAATAAGTTTTTTAATTTTTCACTATAGAAATGGAGATTTTTCTAAAATAATAAAATAATATAATAATAATTAATTTTTCAAGTTAAATGTATAAAATATATTTAAAAATATTTTAATTACCTTTATAATGGGTAATACTCAATCAGCCAGAAAAGTAAATTATGAAGATGTTCAATATGTAATTAAAAATGCGGAATCTCATATTTTAATTAATACTCTCAACGAAAATGAGCAATTATGTCTAATACAAAATACAATTTGTATTCAAAAAGAAGTAGAACTAATAAATAAATTAATTCAGAATGGCCAGAAGAATATCAAGATTATTATATATGGAAGAAATTGCAATGATGAAAAAATATATACAAAATATAATCAGTTTGCTTCTTTAGGATTTTATGATGTTTATATTTATACAGGAGGATTATTCGAATGGTTAATGTTACAAGATATATATGGAGATAAAGAGTTTTTAACAACAAAAAAAGAAATAGATTTTTTAAAATATAAACCTCATAAACTTTTAAATATTAACCTTATAAGCTTTTAACTATAAAACTCATTAACAAAAAATTTTTTTTAAACCTTTGTAAATTTTTGAAAATTAATTAATATCCACAAGCAATACTTTTTAAATATTTTTCAACAGCTATATTTGATAATTGGTCTGCTCTTTTATTTTCATTTCTATAAATATGTTTAAAATATATATTTTCAAAATTTGTAGTTAATTTTATGGATTCCTGATATAATTCTATTAAATTTGGAGAATTACATTTGTATTTTCCTTGCATTTGATTTATCACTAACAAACTATCTCCTTCAACATGTAGTGATTTAATGTTCATTTTAATAGCTTGATTTAAACCTAATATTAATCCTGCATATTCCGCATAGTTATTTGTAGCTTTTTCTCCAACAAAGAAATCCTCCGCCCAAATTTCATTACCGTCATTGTAAATTACTGCTCCAGCACCAGATAATCCTGGGTTATTTTTACTGCATCCATCGAACTGTAATTTAAAATTTATTTCTGGAAATATTTTTATATTTGGCAAACGACTTGTTACTTTTGGTATAATTTTTAGTACAAGTTTTGGTACAAGTTTTGGTAACATATTAATTGTGATATATTATATATATTAATATATTTAAATTCAATTTTTAAATATATTGTATTAAACTTTAATTAAATTTATATTATAAATAATATTTATAAGGAATGTTAAAAATATTATTTTTATTTTTATTTTTTTTGGGTATAGTAAAATCTGATACGGAATGTCCTATTGTTAGTTCTATTGGTGACAGACGTAAAGATAAAAATAAATTAAGACTTGTTCAATATAATGTTGAATGGCTATTTGTTGATTATTATAGCCCAATGAATTGTCCAGGAGATGGATGCACGTGGAAAAATCAAAGTGAAGCATTAAAACATATGGATTTTGTATCTCAAAGAATAAAAAATATTAATCCTGATATAATTAATTTTTGTGAAGTGGAAGGTTGTGATGAGCTTAACATGTTAAAAGATAAATTAGATGGAACTTATGTGCCTTACTTAAAAAAAGGCACTGACACAGCAACCGGTCAAAATGTTGGAATGTTAACTCGCGTAGACCCATTAAAAACACTGTATAGAACCGAATTAAAATATAATTATCCTATACCAGGTTCAAAATGTGGTTATACAGGTTCAGTCAGTTCTACAGGAGTCAGTAAACATTATATAACAGAATTTGAATTTAGTGGTATGAATGTAGCTTTTATTTCAGCTCATTTAATAGCTATTCCAACTGAAACGAATCGATGTGCACAGCGTGAAGCACAAGCCTCCATTTTACAATCTGTTATATATGACTATATAAATAAAAACTATGAAGTGATTATGATTGGTGATTTTAATGATTATGATGCAGAGGTTTTAGATATGAATAGTAATAAACCTACATCAAGCGTATTAGATATTTTAAAAGGGTTACACGGCAACTATGCAAATAAATATGAATTAAAAAGTATTGCTGAAACAATTCCACAAAGCCAGCGTTATAGCGATTGGTGGGATTCAGATAATAATTGCAATACTGCTTCTAAATTTGATTATTCTATGATTGACCATGTTCTTGTTACTGATTTAATAAAAAAAAATATTGTTAATACATTTATATATCATGAATATGATGAATATTGTGGTAAATATGATTCAGACCATTATCCAGTTGTAATAGATTTAATTCTATAATGTTTTTAAATTTAGAACATCTTTGATAGCTTTTTTATGTAATTTTAGAGATTCTATTTTTGAATAGTTTGTCTTAAATAGCTTTTCTTTTCTCATTGTAAAAACTCTGTTATCAAATAAATTAAATGCGTCTTCTAAAGCTACATTATAATCATAATTATTATGATACATTTTATATATTATACATCTATCCAAATCATAAGCTGCTAATAAATCTGCTTCTCTTACAATATGATAAGCGAGTTGATAATCTCCTAAATCAGGATAACCATTTACCTTTACTTTTGAGTATGACATTGTTTCTATAATTTTACACATAATCTCCAAATCATTTGGCACCATTAAATCGTTTAAATAGCTTTTATATCTAATTATGCCTTCTTTTTCATTCATATACTTTTTATCACACATATCATGTCCAATAGCAGCCATATAAATAATTTCTTTTTGATTTTCTAAATAAGGATTTGCTTTAACTTCACTATCGTAAATTTTTTTGGCAAATCCAAATACTTCCATACTATGTTTTAAAGCGTGAGATTCATCAATATTAAATGTTTTGCTTGTTTCCATAACATATTTAAACCCTATATTTATTAAATTTACTAACATTAATGCTGTTGACAGTATCTTCATTATTTATATTATTTATTTTATATTTAAATATTTAATTTAAATATAAAATTATATATATTCACAAATTTCAGTTTCATAAATATTATTTATCAAGACAATTTTGAATGGTTTACCACAACCATATATTAAGTTATTCTGAAAAAAATAATCACATAATTCTTTCAACGCATGTGGGTCAATTTGTTTTAAATTTTTTTTTAATGTTCCATGTCTAAATATTGCACAATTGATTTTTTCAATAAGTATATATTCATTGCAATGTGGACATTTCAATATAGGTTGGTAACAAATATTATCTTCTTCGTTAGACATTTTTATTATAATATAATGTATATTTTTATACTATTTATTTATTTATAAATTTATCAATTTCATCAATCCATAATTCAACTTGGTTTTTAATTTTATAGATATCAACATTACCATCTAAAATTAATTGGCCGTTACAAATACTTTCACGTGTAAATGTTTGTAACATACTATCATGATAAAGAGAACAATTGGTTAAATATTCTAATGGAATATTTGATTCTCCATTTCTTGAGCGCTTCAAAATTCGGTTAAAACAATTTTCAGGATTTGTTTTCACATAAACAACTTTATTGACAGGAAATTCTTCTGAAAATGTGTCAAACCAATTTAAATAGATTTGATAATTAATATATTCAATTTTACCTGAATCAGAAAGCATTTTAGCAAAGACCATTTTATCTGTATATAAACTTCTCTCGGTAATTATTATAAACTTTTTATCTGAAGTATTCAATGATTTAATATATTTTAACGCATCACGCAATACTTTTAGTCGTGATATATATGCCATCATTTGAAATGGAAACGAATATTTTTCTTGGTCTGCATAAAATTTTTCAAGCATAGTAATGCCATTTTCATCTTTGATTTTTTCCCAATCATCTACAGGTTCCTTTAGAAATACTACTTGTTTATTATTACCATAATAATTCCGTAAATTTTCCAAAAGGGTAGATTTCCCAGAACCAATATTTCCTTCAATAGACGCAATAGTAATGTTAGACATTCTTATATGTTATACTTTATCTATAATTTATTTATGTTATTTTATTTCAATTTTAAAAAAAATTGAATATAAAAAATAACTTAAATACAAGAGCATATTATTTATATTATAACCCAACAATGGACTTAAAACAAAGAAAGCTAAATCGTTCTGAATGGAACTCAATTGAGATTTCTGTCTCAAAAGATGAAATTGATGTATTAAAAATGATAATTGGTGGCTTTCATGATGTCAATACAAGGATAAACAATCATCATTCTATCTTTACGTTTTTAAAGATAGAATACAGCGAAAAAATGGAAGATTATCTGTATAATAGATATTTACGCGAGCGTGTTGATAAAATAGAGGCTGAAATAGTCTCTATCGATTCCAATTATAAAAAAATTAAAATTGATAGTAAAGTTCAAATCAATTCAGCTGATAAAATTCGTTTGGAGCGATACGACGATAAAGAGCTTACAAAAATAGATATATATGAGTTTGTTTTGCTATCACATATAGAAAAAATATTCTTCTATATAAAAACCATAGAAAGAAATGAAAAATTATTTACATTTCACTACTATACTTTGTATAAACTTATTAAAAATAATATTTCTAAATTAAATAGACATGTTGTTGAAATGTCTAACAGAATTATAAAAATGTTTAAAGAACAAGTGGAAATTTCTGTGGTAATTGAAAACGCCGTAGAATTTATTGAGAAAAATGAAAATTTATTAAAATACTGTGATTTAACCCTTTATGAACATCAAAAAGAAATATTCACAGCTTGTAAAAAACCAAATCCCAAACTGATTTTGTATATGGCGCCTACAGGCACAGGCAAAACATTGACACCAATTGCATTATCAGAGGAAAAAAGAGTTATATTTGTTTGTGCAGCAAGACATGTGGGGTTAGCATTAGCAAGAGCAGCAATTTCGGTAAATAAAAAAATCGCATTTGCGTTTGGTTGTGCAAGTGCCGATGATATTCGGCTTCACTACTTTGCTGCAAAAGAATTTTCGATTAATAAAAGAACAGGTGGAATAGGAAAAGTTGACAACAGTATTGGCGATAATGTAGAAATAATAATTTGTGATATAAAATCTTACTTGCCAGCTATGTATTATATGTTGGCTTTTAATAAACCAGAAAACTTGATAATGTATTGGGACGAACCCACAATTACGCTTGATTATTCAGAGCATGAATTTCACACAACAATTAGAAAAAATTGGAAAAAAAATAAAATTCCAAATGTAGTTCTATCTTCTGCTACATTGCCAAAATTAAATGAGTTGACAGAAACCATACCTGATTTCTTGAATAGGTTTAAAAATGCTGAAATTTGCAATATTGTCAGCCATGATTGCAAAAAATCAATACCCATGATAAATAAAGATGGTTTTGTAGTGTTGCCGCACTATATGAAAGAAGATTATCTTGAAACTGTTAAAATAGCAAAACATTGCGAAAACTATTTAACATTATTAAGATATTTCGACTTGAAAGAAGTAGTCGAATTTATTTCATATATAATTAAAAATAATATGGCAGCTCGCAAGATGTGTATTGAAAGACATTTCGAAACACTTAATGAAGTTAATATGAAAAATATAAAAATTTATTATATTCAACTGTTACAAAATATATTAAATGGCGCGTGGAGCTCGGTTTACACGCATTTTAGAATAAATAGAAAACCAAGAATATTTGAAAATAATAAAATCGACCCAAAGGGCAATAAAATAACAAAAACAAGAAGCGTTGGTCCAGGCACATCTGTTAGCGTTGAGATAACAAATAATTTGTTAGGCGCTCCTTTATCACGGTTAAGAAGTGAACAAGTTTTACCTACTCCTCCGGAGGTTCCTAAACCAAGAGGAACATCAGGAGCTTATATAACTACAAAAGATGCTTATACATTAACAGATGGGCCTACTATATTTATTTCAAATGAAATTGAAAAAATTGCCAAATTTTGTATTCAGCAAGCAAATATTCCATCCTCTGTAATGGATGAAATAAATAAGAAAATTGAATTTAATAATGTTATCAATGAAAAAATTTACTTTATTGAATCAGAAATAGAAATAATTCGAGAAAAAAATGAAAAAGCAGTTAAAAACAGCGTATCGCAAAGACATCAAGGAATGTCAGTTCAGGGTAGAAATAAATCTTCTAAAGATTCTAAAAAAATAAATAAAGAGTGTAATGAAGAAAAAGAAAGTAAAGGAGAAATAAGTAAACTTACAACTGAACTGAATTCTTTAAGAGCCATGATTCGATTTGCTACACTCAATGACACTTTTATACCAAATAAAAAAATGCATATGGATAAATGGGCTGAAGATGTAGATACAAAAGGAGCATTTACAAGTAATGTTGATGAAAACACTGTATGCAATATAATGGCTTTGAAAGGTGTAGAAAATTCGTGGAAGGTTCTTTTGATGATGGGAATCGGAGTATTTATAAATCATGATAATATTGCTTATACAGAAATAATGAAGAAACTTGCTGATGAACAAAAATTATATGTTATTATTGCTACAAGCGACTATATTTATGGAACAAATTATCAATTTTGTCATGGCTATTTGAGTAAAGATTTAGATTTAACACAAGAAAAAATTGTCCAAGCTATGGGCAGAATTGGGAGAAATAATATTCAACAAAATTATACGTTGCGTTTTAGAGATGATTCGCAAATTCTTAAATTATTCACATCTGATACTGAAAAACCAGAAATAATAAATATGAATATACTGTTTAATGGTAAAAAGGTAAATTTAATAGATAATAAATATGTAGAGGTAACAGAACATGATGCTGACTCTGATGAAGAAAATATTTTGGATGAAGATGATGAATCCATTGAAGAGGAAGAACAAGAAATTGATGAGGTTTAAACTGTATAAATTTATTCATTATTCATTTATAATATTTAATAAAAGTAAAAATAAAAATATTATAAATTTATCTACTATATATAATTTTTTTTATTTATATAAAAAAAATTGAAATAATAATACTTAAATAAATAAATATTATATTTATTATAACATGAGTGAAACTAATAATACTGAATTGGAAACAAAAATAAAACTAAAAAACATTTTAGGTCTTGCTAAATGCAACCATAAAGTAGAAATATTAAAAGAAACGAATATAAAACAAGCACATATATACTGTAAAATAAATCAATTGTCTGGACAAGTTTCAGGTCCATTAATTGAATACTACATTCAAAATAAATATAAAATGACAAAAAACAAAGCATCATTATGTATTGGGGATTTGAAATATTGTGAAATAAATTTTGAAATAAAAGTTTCTATTGGAGGTAAAGACAATAATAAATTTAACTATGTTCAATTAAGAATAAACCATGTTTGCGAATATATATTAACCGCTTATTATATTGATGATGATAATATTGACAAATTAGGGGAACTATTTATATTCAAATTAAATAAGGAAAACATAAAAAAAATTATATTACAATATGGCGGATATGCACACGGAACAGTGCAAAAATTAGGACCAATTACATTAGAAGATTTAGAAAATGAGTTGAATGATAAAGAATACGCAATACGTCCAAAATATGGAGATAAATGTTGGTGTGAGTTATTACAATATAGAGTTGATGAAATCATTATATAAACTCACTAATTCGCCGCGTCCCATAGAGTTTTGTCTTGCGGTATTTAAACTATTTGAATAATCTAATTTATTAAATCTTAAAATAAGTTCTTTTTTTTCAATATTGGATTTAATCCAGTGCCAACTTTTAGGTCGCAACTCATGTAAATTATTTAATTGAATTACGCCTATTTTACCGCCATATGCGCGCATAGCAAAATCAGCTCCATTTGGTGGTGTTGGTTGTCCATTATTATCAATTGGTCCAAATGGTAAAAACTCCCAATCGCTATGTTTTGTAGGTAAATGAATTAATTCTCTTTTTGTTGTTTTTTTTTCCCAAATCTGAAAACAACATTTTACCATCATAGGTGGCGAAAAACAACATGGACTATTTGATATTTCTTCATCATATACCAAATGAAATGATTCATTTAATTTATTTTGAACACTTACACGTCTAAATGTCCTTGGAATTATAAATGCAATAACAGAGCTCCATTGTGCGGCATGATTAAAGAATTTTATTGCCAATGAACTTACTTTCCCAAATGGTGGATTACCTAATACTAAAATATTTGTCATATTTGATGGAGGATAATATTCAAAGAAATCATGTTTTATTATATTAGAATGTTCTGGAGAGATATCCATTCCAATTATATTATTATCAATTGGTATTTGGTTTAGAAAACTTCCATTTCCTGCACTCGGTTCAATGATTAAATCCCATTTTGAACCATTATAAACTTCAAATACTTTATCTATACATTTTTTAGAATGAATAGGTAATGTGTAAAATTTATCTAATCCTTCTTCACGAACCAATTTAGCATCTTTATTATCTGTAAGATTTATTTGCGTGTTTTCATTTAAATAACATTCGACTTCATTTTTACTCTCACTTACACAAGGTTTTTTTTTATTGAGATGATTTGTATAATGACCTTTTTGGGTAAATTCTTTTCCACATTTATTGCAAATATATTTTGCCATTTTTTGTTTTTATAGATAGAATATTAAAAAATTTTTAATCAATTTTTTTATTTATTATTATTAAATGGAAAAAAAAGGTATTACAAATGAGCCAAGAGATAAAATAATTAGAAATACAAATCAAGATGAAATTATTAATGATGATGATATAAACGCGTTAAGTAATAATAAAGTAGAAGTAGATATAGACCCTAACGTAAAATCAAATAAAGTAAATATACAAATGTGTTCATGTTCTATTGTTTTTAATTGTTTCTCTCCAAATAAGCCGTAAACTTCATAAATTTATAATAATCGAATATAAAATGCTTTATTTGTATAGTCCCCATTATATTTTCGTCTGATTGTTGTGTTAAAATCGCGTAGTAGAGCAGGTGCATTTTCATCTCTAATTTCTTTATTACCTTGTCCACACTCAACAATTTCAATTCTTTGATTTCCATTTATATTGAAAACAGAACGTGTTTCATGTTTTACATGTTCAAGAAAATTTGAAATACAGATATCAACGGGAACTTCTATTAATATTTTTTCTCCAGTATGTGCATTTTTAAAATAAAATTTTGTTGTTTCTCCACATTGTCTTGGGAAAGGAATAAATGGAATTTCAGGAGCCATATTGATTTCAGTGTTATTAGTATTTGAATTCATTCTAAAGATATATTTTATGATATTAATTATTTATATTAATATCATTTCAATTTTTTTATAAATATTTATTTTTAATAGTTTGGACCAATATAAGTGCAAATTTCTCTAACTATTAGGTCATTTAATACATATTTTAAAATATGGTCATTTTTTATGTCTGTATTTACTTGTTCTCCTACTGATTCAACCATTTTTAAATAGTTTATTCGTTCATCCATAAATGTGGTAACATTTCTATATCGGGTAGTTCCATCATAATCTAAACAATTGGTAATTTTTTCTTCTTTTTGATTAATGAAATAATCATACCTGGTGCCATTATCACCAAAACCATAATGTTGACTACTTACATATTTACCTAAAAATTTCTCTGAATTTAAAATTATGGTGCCTATTTCATCACACGTTTCTAAATCAAAATACCCGCGATAAGGAGGCGATTTTACTTTCAATGTTTCATAGTTTTTTCCTACTATAAATTTTTTTTCATTTTGAAAGAATTTATTTGGTTTACTTTCAGTCATTTTTTTAGTTATATTATTATACAAATTCTTTAAATAAATTTCAATTTTATTTAAAAAATATAAAAAAATAAAGTGATTTATTATATATTAAATGCTTCGAAAAGTAAAGTGTAAGAGCTGTAAAGAAATTAAAACAGAAAAAGGCAATGTTCATTACAATCAGAAGAAGTTAAGGAAAAAATAAAAGCATATATTTTGGTAAAATATGGTGTTCAGCATCAATCACAATCACAAGAAATTAAAATTAAAAAGATTGAATCTTGTTTAAAAAATTTTGGAGTTGAACATCCATTACAATCCCAAGAAATAAAAGAAAAAACAAAAAAAACAAATTTAAATAAATATGGAACTGAATATCCACAACAGAACACCGAAGTTTCAGAAAAATCTTCTCAAAATGCATATAAAGCTTATGATTATATATTTTCATCTGGAAGAATAGAGAGAATACAAGGTTATGAGCATTTTATGCTAAACGATTTATTACAAAAAGAAGGCGTTTTGGAAGACGATATTGTAGTCAAAAGAAATGAAGTGCCTTCAGTTAGATATGAAGACGCAAATGGTAAAAAAGAAGATATTTTGTAGATTGCTTTATCAAGTCGCAAAATCGTTGTATTGAAGTCAAATCTACACGGACGGCAACCAAGAAAAAAGATTGTATTTATTTGAAGCAACAGGCATTAAAAGATGCTGGCTATAAGTGTGAGATTTGGGTTTAGGATAGTTAGGGTGAGTTGGTGAATAAAATTTATTAATTATTAATTTTAAGTTTAGAACCAATTTCTTTAAAATAGAAACCATTATAAGAAATTTTTTTTTCAAGTGCTTTTGCTAATGTTTTGTCGCTCATAGATAAACCCTTAATACAATCATATTTACATGAAAATTCACGAATCAAATTATTTTGTGAATCAAATTGACCTACGCCATTTTTATATAACAAAGGTTGTCCTTTTTTTTCTTCAAATTCTTCTCTCAATTTTCTATCACAAAGATTATATAATTTATAATAAACACCTTTTGTTAATGTGAAATTTTTAACTGGATTATCTAATGCGGAGCCAGATTCATATCCGTTCAATTGTGCTGACGTTTTTCTGTCTAAATATACATTTAATATTTCTGTTTGTTCTTTATTTATTTGAGCAATATAACCTAAATTTTGAACCTTCGTTTCCTTTGTAGGTTCTAAAGAATGAATAATATTATAGTCTAAATTTCTCTCTACTAATTGCCAGCGAAAACCACAATAGATAGTATTTTCTTGAATTGCCTTCATTATACTAGGGCGTTTGATATTTTTATCTTCATTCATTAATTCTGTTACAGATTCATAAACCTTTATATGTTTTAAATTCTCTGGATTAATTTTTTGTAATCGTGGTCCTAAATTCGGTATCTGTTGATTAAAACCAGTAACTAGTTTAGTTTCTTTTTCATTAAGTTTGCTTAAAATTAGTTGGTTAGTTTTTTTAAGTTCAGTCATTTCGCATGATAAGCTAATAATTAGTTGTTTTAATTCTGTTAATTCGTTGGTAGAATTTGATTTAATTATTGTTTGATTTGAATTTATTTTTTCTTTTAATAATTGATTTTCTAATAAGAGTTCATTAATTTTATATTTATAGTTATCAATATTATCTTCAATAATTTTTAATAATATTTTGTAGGTTAAATTGTTACCGATTAAAAATAATTCATTTTCTTTTTCGTGACCTTTTAATGTTTTGCATTTATTTGGATGAATCAAATTATGATTATGTATAAAACTTTCAAAATCTTTGCTTTTGTCAACGGCAAAGCAATTTAATAAAAGACATTCTCCATAATTATTTTTATGTTCATTATATCTATTTAAAACACCTTTTTCACTATGACCTATTTTTACTATATATTGTCCATTTTCATAAGATTTCACTTTAATAATATAAACTAAAGAGCCTGAATTTGCGTATTCTTTTAATAAAAAAATTTCATTATCTAATTCTTTTTGTTTTAATAATTTTTCTTCTAATTCTTTATTTTTTGTAATTTCTAATTGCTCGAATTGTAATTTAAGTTCGTCACTTTCTTCTTTTGTAATTTCATGTATAATATTTTCTAATTTAATAAAATAATCATGAATTTCATCTGCCTTTTTTGTTCCTGCTTTTAAACAAAATTTTTTAAATGTATTAACATTTAACATAAATGTTTCTTTGTTATGTCCACCCTTTGTATTAGGGTTTAGCTTTTGTTGCAACAAAAGCGATTTTGTATAATCAACATTAACAATAAATTGTTTTTCTAACAATATTTTAGCATTTACTTTTTGACTAAATCCTAACCATTTCCATACATTATCTAAATCAATAACAAAATCTTTCTTATAATCATACTTCAAATAGCAGTAAAAGCTGGCTAAAAATATTTGTTGCTCATAAGCTGAAAAGCTATTTTTAACTTTTTCAATCAATTTTGATTGATAATTGCCAGTAAATTTAGTAATAGGGTTGCTTTCAATAAGATTTACTATGTCTACGCTCATTTTTATAGATTAATTATAGAGAAATCTGTATGTTGTTTTTTGCTTTAATAATTAAAAAGTATAATTTAATTATTAATTTGAATATAAAAGTATGAGACCAGAAATGGTAACAACACGCTTAATTTGAGTATGCTAAACCACCCATACCACTCATAATTCTCAACACGTTATAATTAGTGGCATAAACACGGACTTTAGCAGTCTTGGTGCCTTCAACTGTGGCGTTAGACAACACCAATTGAAGTGTGGCGTTATCAATTCTGGAGAAGTTGCATGTGCCTGATGGTTGGTGTTCTTCAGGGCGAAGAGCAAATGAGTAAACGTTAATTCCTTCATCAGGGTTTCTGGTGTGGGATTGGTATGGTTGAACCCAAGAGAAGTAGGTGCCTTCGCGCTCTGAAAAGCGGTCTTGTCCGTTCAATTGGAGTTTGGCAGTAACAACAGGATTCATTCCCCAACAATGCATGTCCAAAGAGGTTTCAGAAAGCACAAAGGTTCCGGCATCAGAAACGCCAGAGTTCTCGTTGTGAGAATAAGGAGTTCCAGAGGCAAGAGCAGCTGCAACGGAAGCTGGAAGACCAGTAACATTCAAGGGAACTTGAGGTCCACCAAGATTGGCTTCATTGTAAGGGTTGGAAGGTCCATGCCAGTAGCCAGTGAAGTCAGTTGCACCAAGTTGAGCAGGGTTGAAATCAAGAGCACCTGCGTCTTGGAATAATCCACGAGCGTCAATGTAAGCACGAGAATCTTGAGCAACGGCAGCAGGACCTCCGAAGGCATGGACTGCGTTAGGAAGAGCATCAATAGCATCAGTGTAGTTGAAGGGTTGAGCACCAAGGACCTTGAACAAAAGAGCATCACAAGTCAAAGATGAACAATAATCAACGTTTTGATCAGGTTGGACAACCCAGATAAGTTCCTTAACAGGGTGGTTAAAGTTAAGCTTAATCTTGTTAGAAGATGAACCAACAGACTCATCACCAGTGAATTGAAGTTGTGTAATCAAATACTCGTGAGGATTTTGAGCCATTCTGCGGCGTTCGTCAGTGTCCAAGAAGACATAGTCAACATACAAAGAGGCAGCAACCAAAGATTGATTGTAAGCAATTGTGGCAGGAACAGGGCGTCCGACACTGTATTGAGCGGACGAACTATTTTGCCATGGTTGGTTTTGACAGTTCAATGTGGTAACAGCCCACAAGCACTCATCAATAGGTCTGATATCAAGATTAATCTTGACTTCGTGGTATTGAAGAGCAATCAAAGGAAGAGCAAGACCAGGGTTTGTGCAGAACCAGAATTGAAGAGGAACATACAAAGTTGTTTCAGGAAGAGCGTTACGAGGGGCACAAACTTGACGAGGAGCCAAAGAAGAACAAGGGGATTCAACATCAGAGAATGAAGGGTCAGTAATGAAGGTAAGTTGAGTTGTGTTACCAATCATGTTCCAATAACCACGGAGTTGCTCGGATGTCATTGTAAGTTGGTTCCAGATGTGCATAAAGTCACCATATTGACGGTCGATTCTTTGACCACCAATTTCAACCTCAACTTGAGCAATAAGTTGCTCACCAGGGAAATCCAACCAACGGGCATAGACCCCTGTGTTTTGGCCAGTAGTGTAGTTTCCGAGACCCATAAGTTGGTTAATCTCTGGAAGAGTCACTTGTAAATAAGTGCGGTAAGCTAAATCTCCATTTCTGGAGATAACACATTGGACACGACGTCCAAAGTCAGCTTGGCCATTGAAAGTTTGTTCAATAGATTCAATAGCAAAGTTAGTATATCTGCGGTATGTCACTTTCCAAAAAGTGATTTGAGGATTACCTGTACATTTCCTCTACCTTATTTTTCAATAAGGATTAGACTATATCTTAAGAAAAATTTATTTTTTTGCCTTTAATTCTGCAAATTCTAACTTTAAAATAAATTCCTCCGAAAACCATTTAGTCGTTGAACCTTCTTCTTTAAAATTTTCTATTTTTTTTACAATATTAGTTATTTCATTCATGTCAATATCTTTTTTAGATGAATTATATTTAATTGTAACTGGCATTAAATTAGTCCAATTCCAACATATTAAATTTTCTTTTTCATCAGTTAAATCAAATTTACAAACTGGTATAGTATGGGCAATAGACCAATAAGAACTATAATTATCCCAATTCATTTCATTTGTAAAATTGTATTCAAACCATTCTCTCAAATATTGAATATTACAGCCAATATAATTCATAGTCGTGTCATTTTTTGTATTAATAACACTTCTTAAACGTGCAGCTATTGATTTTTTTAACCTGTAATTAATATTCGATTTTCTTTCATTTTTACAATATTCATTTTTTTGTTCAGTTAAAAATTTTGGATAACAAGAAATACAAATCTTTTTTTTATAAAACTTTTTAAGTTTGGAAAATTCTTTTAATATTTTTTCTTCTCCACATTTTTCACATTTTATCATAAAAGTTTCTAATCGTTTTTGTCGTAGATTTTTTTTTCTTAATTTATCAATTTCATTTAAACACTTTTTGCACGTTTTTGAAAACGAATTTTCACTATCAGTGTATTTTCTGAATTTTTCAATAGTTGTAATAATTTGACATTTATCACATTTTCTTTCTACAATTTTATTTGACATAGCTTAATCTAATATTTTATATTTATGTATTTTTTTTTAAATAATAAAGAAGCTTGGATGCTCATTGCCCATTTCAGTTAATGTTACAAAACTTAACATCATCTTATTCATTTTTACTATACCCAAGTTTTTTGTCTTGGCCACAATTTTCTCACAAAAATTGCTTAGTAGAATAAGTTTTAGGGGTTTCAAGCAGTTTGATTTTCTTACCAGGGTTTTTCAATTGAATTTTCAATTCCCTAATTAACATCAGTGGTACTCCTAAAAGTGTCCACAAAGGGCTTTATGAATATCTTATTTTTTCGACATTCCCCGATGTTTTTCTACCCTACAGGCTTTTAAGGTAAACGTCTTGGGCGCCATAGGCTACAAGTTGCATTAATCCACCTCCCATATTTATAAATATGCTAAAGAAAAAAATTTTTTCAAAATCAATTTAATTAATTTAATTAAATTAATTAAAATATTAATATAAATTGAAAATTTACTAATTTATTATTTTATTCAAATCTAAATTGGTTTTCATAAATTTTAATAAATATGAATCTTCAAGTACTTCTTTTTTGTTTTCATGTTTTTTAGAAAATACATATGAATCGTTTATTTTTTTAACTGACCACCCTTGTTCAATTGAATTATAAAGTAGAATCATTTTTTGAAATTTAATAGAATCAATTTTGACATTATTTTCTAAATCTTTTAAAGAATCTAAATTAATTTTAATATCCATTAAATAAATCAAAGAAAAGTAATAAACAAAAATAACTATTTATCTTATCTTATAAGTATAAGATTTTTGATGATTTTTTTATTCTAAACTAACATATAAATATTTTATTATCCAATAATCAGTTTTTAAAATCTTCTAAAAGGTTATAAATATTATTTAATCTTTAAATTTATTTGAAATATATTATAACTTTATTAATAATTAAATAAAAATCATTTAATTAATTTAAAAGAAATATGCCAAGTTTTAAACCAAAATCTGCAAAAAAAATAAAATTCAATAAGAAATCTTCCATTACTCTGGATACAAAACATAAAGAATTCTTAAATGAGTTTTCTAAAGATGAAAATAATAGAATTCCTGAATTTAAAATAGAAAGAATAGAATTAAGAGAAAAGTTAGAATCTGAAAAAAATTCTTTGACACTGGAACAGAAATTAGATATTGAAGACAATATCAAAGATATTACAGAAAAGATTAAAGGTATGAAAGCTAAAAAAATAGATTATTTTTTAGACAATTCCAAGTTTATTTTTGATTATTTTGAAAATAAAAAAAATATTTCTACAGGAATTACGTCCTCAAATATTTTTAATAAAAATAAATTAGTAAATACTTTTTTTAAAATTACAAAAGAAGATACTGAAGAACTTAAAAATCAAAATAAAAATAATAATATTGTTCAAAAATATTTAAGCAATATCGATGATTCATTTTTAGATGTTAATACATTTATATGTCAAACAGATATTTGTAATGTATGTCATAAAGGAGAACTAATTCCTTTAGAAGATGAAGGAATAATGGTATGTAATATGTGCTCTCGAACTATATCATATTTAATTGAAAATGAAAAACCGTCCTACAAAGAACCACCTAAAGAAGTTTGTTTTTATGCTTATAAAAGAATTAATCATTTTAAAGAAATATTATCGCAATTTCAAGGAAAAGAAACAACACAAATACCGCCTGATGTTATAGAAAATATTAAATTACAAATTAAAAAAGAGAGAATCGATTTATCAATAATTACAAACAATAAAACTAAAGAAATACTTAAAAAATTGGGCTATAATAAATATTATGAACACATACCATTTATTAAAGATAAATTAGGTATAAAACCTCCTATTATGTCTCCTGAATTAGAAGAGACACTTTGTAATCTTTTTATTGATTTACAATCTCCGTATTCTAAATATTGTCCAGATGATAGAGTAAATTTTTTAAATTATTATTATACAGCATATAAACTTTGTGAACTCCTTGGTGAAGAACATTATTTGCAACATTTTCCCATGCTTAAAGATCCAGAAAAAAGAATGGAACAAGATGAAATATGGAAAAAAATATGTGTAGATTTAGATTGGGAATTTATTCCTACTATTTAACTTATTTTGTATTATATGGGAATAATTTTAAGAGATTTGTATTATATATACTGTAATTTGGGTCATTACAATTAGCTCCATATCCATTTCCAAACATAACTCCACCTTTCATTTTTCTTTGACTTTTATGTTTTCTCATTTTTGGTCTTTTTCTTTTTGTGCGTCTTTTTCCACCAAATGAATCGTCAGCAAATGAAGTATTTCCGGATTCATCCAAATCAATATCAGGATTATCATCTGGATTATGAGGAATATTTGCTAATCCATTGTTATCATCTGGAACAACATCACCTTGTAAATCGTCTAAATTAAGTGGAGCCATGTTTTCATTATCCATATTATCGTTACCATTTTCATTTCCATTTTCGTTAGCATTTTCATTTAAACCTTCAGCTACATTTATAATTAATTGATGTGAATTTTCATGATAATATGTAATAGCTTGATTAATTATATTCATCGGAATATTTAATTGAATTAAACGAGCAATTTCATTATCATCAAATCCTTGATTACGTAAAGTTTCTTCTTCTTCAGGAGTAAATTCACCGCCTTTCATGTTTTTTCTACTTTTATTCACTTTTGTTTTACTTTTTTTATTAAACCTTTTAGATTTTGACATATATATTTAATGATTATTTTTTAATAAAATTTAATTGATTATTCATATCTATTATTTGTGTTTTTTTGTTATTTATTTTTTGTAATATTATTATTTTATCGTTTTTATTTTTAATTTGATTATAACATTTTTCCAATTCATCAGTTTGAATAATGTCTTCTTCTATTATCTCTTCCATTTTTTCAAATATATCTTCTACACTTTTAATGTCTACATTTTTTAAATAATTTGGAAAATTTAGATAACATAATATACCTACTATTCTAAAAGTTTCAGAAGGTATATCCATATTTAAATAATTATTTTAGAATTATTTAAATTTAAATATTAGTTATTTAAAAGCCACCTGGAAATCTAACCAAGTTAGCACCAATACCAAAGCCAGCACCAGAGCGTGCAGTAACACCCATCGATGGAACATATGTATCAAGAATACTAAATGTAGCCGCTGCTGTTAGGGCAATTAAAACAATTTCTTCCACATTCAAAGAACGTTTAGGAATAGCAAATGCTGCAAGCGCAACCATTAAACCTTCAACAAGATACTTAATTATTCTCTTGACAAGTTCGCCAACATTAATTAGACCGTTCATTATATTAAATAATAAGAAAAAAAAATATATATTGCGATAAAAAACTTAAAATTAAATAGATTTATTAATTAATATGGATCGTTCTAAAGATAAAAATTCCAAAAAATCTGGTTTCGAGAAAAAACAAGTTAATGGAAAAAATAATCCTAAATATGTTGATTTACTTGAAGAGGATAAACCGATTGCAGGACAAAAGTTTGTCTGTGTATCATTTGTTTCACCTGAAAATATATTAAAACAAAAAAACATGTTCTTTTTTGAAGAGTTCCTAAAGAAGTGGGAATTCAATAAATCTATGGAAAAGTTTCTTCAATTTCTTAATTTTATTTCTTATAAATACAATGTTTCTTTTGAAGATATTTCAAATGATTTTAAAGAGTTTGTAAAAGATGAAAAGGAAACATTAGCAAAAACTAATATGGAAGATGAATATAAAACATTTATTGATAATCATGAAACTATACTTGAAAAAGAGTTTAATCGTGTGCAAAATTTTCAAACTTCTACCAGAGGATTAAAAATTAGAGGTTCTTATCCTACTATTGAAGAAGCAGAATTAAGATGTAAAATGTTAAGAGAGATTGACCCAAATCACGACATTATGGTTGGACCTATAGGTATGTGGATGCCATGGGAACCAGAGGCTTACAAAACTGGGCGCGTTGAATATCTGGAAGAAGAGTTGAATCAATTAATGCATGAGAAGTCTAAAAATGAATCAAATGCAAAAAATGCTTTTGAACAACGTATCAAGGATACTAAAAAGAAGGCTATTGAAGAGAATATTAAGAATGCTGAAAAGTCAGGTAATACTCTCTCTCAAACTATTGATGAACAAGGTAATCTTGTTGGTGTTAATAATGTAAATACACATGAATTTGCTTTGAAGGAACAAGAAAATATATCTACTGCAGATATTTGTATGGAATTGTTTGATGGTGAAAATGTAGTTGTTGGAAAGACAGACTATGGACAAAGTAAGCTTTTAAGTGGACCTTTTGCTCCTAAAAAAGACACTTAATTTTAATTAATATTAGTGAAATAAAATTTATTAATTAAATTTTATATTATTTAAAGCTTAAAAAAATAAATAATATAAAATAATAATGAAAATATGTTATATCATTTCTACTTGTAATAAATATCTCTCGACGCGAGTAAAATATCAAATGAATTCTTTTTTAAAAAATGTTTCTAAAGAAGATATTTATTATTTAACGTCTCTGCCAAATTTGGAAGAGCGACAATTTGGATGGAATTGTATGGATGATGCTCAAAATATTACATGGAAATACATTCATTTTATTTATAACATGAATATTGATTATTATGATTGGTATATATTTATTGATGATGATACATTTGTTTTTCCAAATAGACTTCAACAATTATTATCTACATATGATAGTAGTCAATGTCATTATATTGGCTATGAATTAGACCATATAAAAGATAAATTTTGCCTTTATATGTCAGGCGGTGCAGGATATGCTATTTCAAATAAACTTTATACTCTTATTAAAACACATTTAATGAATATTGGAAAAGATAACGCATATTATTATATAATTAATTTGAATGAGCAATTCTGTGACGATTTATGTATAGGATTATGGATAAATGATATTAAAAAAACTAATATAGTTATTCAACTTAATAGTAATCTTTTTCATGTAGATAGAGAAGGAGATATAAAAACAGCAATCACATTTCATAAGGTTATGGAAAAAGAACATTTTGATTATTATAATTCTATTTTACAAAATGATATTATTACAAATGACATTAGTAAAAAAGATACAGTTTTTGCATTAATATCAGATTTAAATTACTTTAATAAAGCAAAACGAACTATTATTGATTTAAGAACAAAAGGTAATTGGGACAAAGAAATTGTATTAATTACTATTGATTTTAATTTGAATACTAATTTTAAAGATTTTTATCAAATAACAGAAGTAAAGTTTCCTTTAATAGACAAATCAGTTTTACTTACCAAAATTGGAGATAATGGATTTAATGATACTACAGATAAGAGAGAAATTTATAAATTAAATCAATGGGAAAAATTACATATTTTTGATGATTATTTCTCTCAATGGCAAAGAGTTGTTTATTTGGATGCAGGATTGCGGGTTCTGGAAGATGTAAAATATTTTTTGGAAATTCCATATAAAAACAAAATAGTTGCTCCAAAGGATGGCAAATTATATGAGGACCAATCTTTTAAATGTCAGATTAGTTCTGATAATTTGGAATTAATTAATATCTTTAAAAATGAATTTGGAGAGAAAAATTTAGATTCAAATTATTTTTTGAATTGTATGTGGATTTATGATACTGATATTTTAAGTATTTGTAATAAAAACAACCTTGTGAATGCTATGAATAAATATACATTCTGCAAAACCAATGAAATGGGAATAATGAATATTTTGTTTCATTTTACGTATAATTTGTGGAGTCCGCTTCCAATTAAATCGTCAAATGAAAAATATTTGTTTGATTGGTGTGAATCAAATCAAAAACATAGAACAACATGGAGAGAGTATTGTATGATTAAATACCCAATTACTATATCTTTTGAGGATACATAAAAATAAAATTGAATAATTATAACATATTACAATTAATATTATTATAATCCAAAAATGAGTAGACCAAAATCAGATTTTACTAATATAATAATGGATGAAAATTTTAAAAAATTTGTTATTAAAGAAATTCATAGTGCACAAGATACAAATGGTATACTCTATATATCTCGATTATCATCATATGAGATATATCATGAAACGTTACAAAAATATTTTGAAATAAATAATTACAATAAAAAACCAACGCAAACCGATTATTTAGGGTTTTTATTATTATTAACCTATTCAGAAGAAATGATTAAAAAATTTAATAATTTTTCAGATTTAAAATTATCATTTAATAACATACGTGAAGAAAGTGATTTTGAAGATATTGGTCTTGTAATTGATGAATCACAAACATCTACATGTATATGTAACGTAAATATTAAATATGTTCATAAATTTATAAATAAATATACAGGTGTTTCATTTCAAATAGGTAGTATTTGTAATGAAAGATATGGGTTAATTAGTAAAAATGACCCAAAATATAAATCAAATTGCCAAAAAATTAAAGAATATCAAGAAAGACAAAAAGAATTAAATGAGGGAAAACCAATAGGTTATTATGAAGAAATACGTAAAGCAAAAAAAAAAGAAAAATTTAAAAAAAATTTGGAAAAAATTTTAAATAAAAAATTTAAGGAACAAGAAAAACTTATGATAATAGAAAAAAACCAGCAAAAACTTCAACAACAAGAAGAGGAAAAATTAATGGCACTAGAAGATTCTTATACAAAAAAAATATATAATATAAGCCATTATAAAAAATGCTTTTTATGTCAAAAAGAAGGATTATACAATAAATATTGTAAAAAAACAATATGTAATAAATGTGTAAATAATAAAGATAAAAATAAAATTAATTCAATAAATAATGAAATTTTTAAAAAAAAGAGGGAATACAAAGAGGATGACTGCATAAATTGTGAAAAAAAATTTATTTATAGATATAAAAGTATTTTAAAACGTCTTTGTAATAATTGTGAAATAAATAATAAAATTTATAAATGTGAATTATGTCCAAATGAGTTTATAGATGATATTAATTCAAGTGATATATTTTGTAATGAATGTGATGACAAATCTAAAAATTGTTTAAATTGTAAAAATAAATTTATACCAAATACTGATTTATTTAGATGCGATTTATGTAAATATAGATTTGTAAATAAAATAAAAGTAAAAAATTGTCAAGAATGTGATGATGAATTTGAAATTAAAGATAATGAAAATTGGAAAACATATTGTGGTATTTGTTTTAAAAATAATTTATCTTCAGTTAAATGTAATGTATGTAGCTTATCATTTAAAAAATTACCAAGTCAAGAATGGAGGAAAACTTGTACAGATTGTTATTATAAATCAAAAAAAAATTATTCTGTAGTATAAAAATAATCATTTATTATAATTTTATTTTTAACACATCTACTCATTTTAGCAGCTGATATACCTTCTACATCAGCAGCTTTTGCTATACTATCCCATGTTGATAATAATTGATTGGTTTCCTTCTCTCTCTTATAAACTTTTTTACCTGTTGATGAAATGAGTTTTGGTTTATAATCATTTTGTATTAAAGATATTCCGTAATATCCTTCATTGTTTCCTTCATCTGTCCATACAGTTGCTTTAAGCGCATAATGTGATTCATTTAAATATTCTTTAATTTCTTTCATATCATCAGGGGTTAATTCTTTTCCTACAGAAATTTTCCATTTTTGATATTCTCTCAATAATACAGAATTTAAAATTTTTCCGCAATCAGAAAATTGACATACTTGAAATATAAATGTTTCAACAAAGGAATTAACTTGTGTTTTTTTATATTCAACAGACTTCAATTTAATACCCAAATATCCATGGTTTCCTTGAATACGTTTAGGTTTAAATCTTGTATCCATATAATTTTTTAACGCATGAAATACTTCTTTTGAAGGTTTTGCTTGACTCCATAATCGATATCTTCCTTCAATATTTACAGATAACTCTTCTACATCAGGTCTAACAATACAAATACTATTTACAAATTCATTAAATTTTTTATTTAATTCATCTTCTGGTAATAAGACATTTTGATAAACAGATTGATTTTCTGAATTAACGTTCTGAATTATGATTTCTTTATTTTCTAATTTTTCTCTCAACTCATTTATTTCAATTGCTCTTTTCTCAAATAATAATTTAATTGATTGTAGCTGTTCTTTAAGGTCTTTATTTTCATTTTGTAATTCTTCATTTTCTTTCATTATTCTATTAAAATTATCTATGCTATATGTTTTTGAATGAATAATATCTTTAATAAACTTGTTTAATTTTTCTATAGTAAAGTTAGTAGCATCATAAGCAATAATTTCTGTTTTATTTTTACCATTAACTTCAATGCTACGAATTTGTCTTTTAATTTTAGGATATGTCTTAATAAGATTTTCTATTTCTACCTTATTTTGAACCCGAAACGCATTTACTAAAATAAAATTAGTATATTTTTTTCTATGGTCTAATATCCTGGTGCCTAAATCGTTAGTATGGCCAAATTTAATTAATTTTTCTTCTTGTTCATTTGTATTATCTATAGTTCCAAAATAAATGCACTCTGTATTTACTGGAAACTGAATAATAATTGCTTGTTCTACTGCTCGTAGTTTTTCTTTTTTTAAGACTATTTTTTCTTGTTCTTTTTCTAAAATAATATTATCTTTTTGTTCCAATTGAAGTTTTAATTCATTTGTTTCTTCTTCTACTATTTCATGTAAGGTTTCTTCAAGTTTCATATAATATTCATGAATTTCTGATGCCTTTTTTGTTTGTGCTTTTAAACATAATGATTTAAAACATTTAATGGTTAAAAGTATAGTTTGTTTGTTTTGACCGCCATGTTTTTCTTTCTCTAAACTCGCTCCTGAAAGTTCAGGAGCAAGATTTTTATAATCTGTATCTATCTTAAAATTTTTTTCCAATAAATACTTTACGTTGTATTTTTGATTAAATCCTAACCATTTCCATACATCATCTAAATTAACTACAAAATCAATATTTTTATCATAATTCAAATAGCAGTAAAAACTACTTACGAATAATTGTTGTTCAAAACTGGAAAATTTTTCTTTGAGTTTATTTAATAATTTATTATTATATGTACTTGAAAGCCTTGTGATAGGGTTCTTTTCAATAAGTTCAACTATATTTAACTCTTGCATCTTATTATACTATATATTATAAGATACTCTTTAAGTATTTATTTGCTTTTATTAATAAAAGCAATAATTATAAAAGCAAAATTCAAATTAATAAAATACTTTTTACCACTTATTCGCCTTCTTCACGCTAATTTTAGGACCAGCTCCTCGTTTCTTAACATTATTAGGGTCATATTTTTCTTCTTCATCGTCATCATTAAGATTTTTAGACAATTCCCAGAATTCTTTTGAACCTAATCTGAAGTCGTTATGATTATCAGCTTTATACCAAAATACTTGGTCATGTAATTTGTTTGATTTTGAGTTGTTATTTATAACAAGACATTCATAATTTTCAGTGCATTGGTCCATTACCTGACAAAAGCTCTCAAAAGTTGGAAACATTCCGGCATAATTTTCATAGATTCGTCTTCTATTTGCTATATAATTTTCTCTCAAAATGAAGACGTAATCAATGTTAGTTCGGAGCGTCGGAGGTATACCTAAAGGATATTGCATTGTGATGACTAACATCACCTTCCAGTGTCTTCCGTTCATAAATAAAAGACGCATCAATTTATCGCGCGACCATGTGTTGTCATATAGACAATCATCTAATATAACAAATGCTCGTGGGTCTATTGTGCTACGTTTATATGTTTCCATTTCTTTTTTTATTTGTTTTAATACTGTTCTTTGTCTCTTTAAAATGTTCTCAATAATAGCTGTATTATATTCATTATGTACAAACAATTTTGGAACCATTTTTTCATAAAAACCATTTCCTTCTTCTGTGCCAGATATTACTGTCCCAATAGGAATATCTTGTTGATAATATAATAAATCTCTTACCAAAAATGATTTACCTGTATCACGTTTACCGATTAAAACTACTACAGGTCCCTTATTCTCATTTGGTTTAAAACTAATACTTTTCATATCAAACTTTTTAAGTTCTAAAGTCATTATTATTAGTTTTAGAAATTATTTTTTTATATTTTTTACGCAATATATTTCATATTAGGTCTTTTTTAAAGATTTAATTATTAATTAAAATAATAATAAGTTAAAAACACATATAATTTATATATTAATTAGCTAATAATGATAAACCTGAATTATCAAAAAAGAAAGAACACTGAACTTTTCAAAAGTTTAGAAACACCTGAATCACTTTTTCTCTCGAATGCACAAAATTATATACCAATTTATAATAAATTTTTTTCTTTAAATGAATCTAATTACAACAGTATTAATTTAAATAATAAATGGTATATTTCAAGTGTAAATGACAAAAACAATGATGATGATCATTTATTTACATGTCGTATAAAAAATATTAACACAAATAAAGTAAAAGAAAAAGAAGTGTTTTTTAAAATGGCACCCCTTTTAGACCCATATAAATTTTTAATTGGAAAATATAATATTCATGACCCTAATACTTTTAATTTACCTAAACTGGATTCTAATGAACCAGAGATAAATTCAAAAATATTAGATATTAATAATTCTGCCTATGTTGATGGGTTTTTTTTATTTTTGACAAGTAATTTAATTCATACTCATAATTTTATTCATAGTGTAGATTATTATGGGTCTTATTTAGCTATTAAAAACAACTTTTCATTAAATATATTTGATGATATTGATTATTTAAATAATTCTGATTTTTTTAATAAAAATAAAAATGTATTATTTACAGTAGACAATTATGAACATTTGTTTCAAAATGATAGTAATAAATTGAAACCAATATTGATTCATAATTCAAGCGTTAAATCCAGACTTTCCGTTAATTCATTGAATAATGATATTTTTGAAGATATTTTTGACGATATTTTTTATGAAGATAAAACAACAATAGATTTAAGTGTCCTTAAAGATATATCTTTTGAATTAGAAGATATTACTTCTTCTAATTTATTTGAAAAAAATGATAATAAAAATGTTACACTTAAATCAAACTCAACATGTTCTTCAAGGTCATCTCATACTTGTGATGAAGATATAGAAGAAAATTGTGAAGATTGCAATGAAAAATTGGAAGAAAAATCAAAAAATTCAACTAATAATAGTGAAAATAATGATAGTAATGAAAATGAAAGCGAAGAAGAAGACTCTATTGAAGAAGAAAGAATAAACGCAATCATACCTAAATTTCCTGTCCAAGTCATTGGAATGGAATATTGTGAAAATACTTTAGATGATTTAATTTTATCAGAAGATTTACAACCTAATGAATGGTATTCTGCTTTAATGCAAATTATTATGATACTTATAACATATCAAAAGGCCTTTAATTTTACACACAACGACCTTCATACCAACAATATTATGTATAATGAAACAGATAAAAAATTTATTTATTACTGCTATAAAAAGAAACATTATAAAGTCCCAACTTATGGAAGAATTTTTAAAATTATCGATTTTGGTAGAAGTATTTATAAATTTAATGGTAACACATTTTGCAGCGATAGTTTTAAAAATGACGGAGATGCAGCAACACAATATAATATAGAACCTTATTTTAATGATAAAAAACCAAGATTAGAACCAAACTTTAGTTTCGATTTATGTAGATTAGCATGTTCTATTTTTGATTATATGGTTGAAGATATTGATGAAATCAAAGATTTAAATAAATGTAATGACCCAGTTAAACGTTTAATTGTTGAATGGTGTTTAGATGATAAAGGTATTAATATGTTATACAAAAACAATGGAACAGATAGGTATCCTGATTTTAAATTGTATAAAATGATAGCAAGGTGTGTTCATAACCATACACCACAAGCTCAATTAGATAGACCAGAATTCAATGCATTTTCAAAATTTAAAGGAGAAATTCCATCTGACATAATTAATATTGATAATATACAAAGCTATATTTGAAAAAATTTAGGTTATAATTATATTTTTTTTAACTAATTCATAATACTATTATATTTATATATATTATGAATTCTTTTGGTTTTATAATAACAAGACATGTTAATTCTGAATCAACAAATAAATATTGGAATCATTCTCTAAAATGCTTACGAACATTATATCCTTTTAAAAAAATTATTATAATAGATGATAATAGTAATTATAATTTTGTAAAGGCTGATTTCAACTATAAAAATATTGAGATTATACAATCAGAATTTAAAGGTAGAGGTGAATTATTACCATATTATTATTTCTTAAAAAATAAGTTTTTCGATAATGCAGTTATTTTACACGATAGTGTTTTTTTCCATAAAAGAGTTAATTTTGAAAAATTTTTAGGTCTAAAAGTTATTCCTCTTTGGTTTTTTTATCCTGATAAAGAAAATGTAATAAATACCTTACGTATATCTAATAATTTATCTAATTCATTATCAATTCAACAAAAAATTACCTTAAATGATAGTCTTATTGGATTACCACATTTAAAATGGTATGGGTGTTTCGGTGGTCAAAGTTTTATAAACCATAATTTTTTAGTGGAAATAGAAGCTAAATATAGAATAACAAATTTGGTATCTGCAGTTAAATGTAGAGATGATAGATGCTCATTAGAGAGAATTTTAGGCTGTATATTTTTTACTGAAAATCAAAAAATTCTTAATAAAAAATCTATATTTGGTGATATTATGAAGTATCAAAAATGGGGTTACTCATATGATAATTATCGTGAAGATTTTAAAAATAAAAAAATTCCAAGAGTAGTAGTAAAAGTTTGGACAGGAAGATAAATATTTAAAAATCCGGGTTATCAGTAAAAACAGGGGTTGATTTAGAATTATCTCCACCATTTTGAATAGTAGATTTCAATTGTTCAATTATAAAATAACCAATAATAACACTAAAATAAACTACAAGAGCATCACGGATTAATACCTTGAGAGGTTTACTCTCTTTTTCAATATATCTCATTTCAATAAATTTTGCAATCAAAAAAATTACTGATATTATTGCTGATATAACAAATATATTTTCCATTTAAAATACTAAAGCATATTCTTATTGTTTTTTTAACGCAATTAATCTAAAATCTCAATATCATCTATTAATAAATCAGGTAATAAATCAAATTTTGGCTCTTCAATATTATGTACATCTAAAAAATCTAAATTTACAGGTTGGTCACTAATAGATATTCTAATATTGTCATCATCATCATCCATTGAATCAGACTTTCTTTCATTTGCCCTCATTTCGCTTATTTTTTCCAGACGTTCAATATTTTTAGGCGCTACAATTGAACTAACTTTACCGTCACCACCAGAAATATAATCAATATCATTAAAACTTAATTTATTATTTTTTTTAGAATTATCAATAACATTATTACTATTGTAATTATTAATATCATCTTGATATTGTTGTAAATCTTGGGGTATATTTAATTTCATATTACTATTTTGGATAGGTTCATCAATAATATATTCTTTAATTTCTTCAACAACATCTTCTTCGACAGTTTCATCCATATAAGCTTTTAATATTGCCTCTATAGGGATGCTCTCTCTTAATGTATTTAATATAGCTTCTTGAATAATAATCTCAAGTTCTCTGTGATTTTTTTGCAGTTGAAGTGGTGGAACTACATTTTCAAATAAATACACATTTTTATATACTTTTCTTGCTGCATTTATATAACATTTATGTATAAAATCATCTAATTTTGGAATATTTATATCTATTTTTTTTTGTTTTTGACCAACACGCATTGCTGTTAATATTTTTAATTGAATAATATGAACACATGTAACTAAATCATCTAAATAATTACAACCAGATTTATCACAAATCCGTTTTCTCTCGGTTTCAATAATAGATGAGTTCCATTTTGGAACACGTGAAATTAAATTTTGAAATGTCATTAAATATTTATTCATTTCACCATTTTCTTTACAAAGTTTAATTGCTTCATCTAAAATTGATTTATAACCATCTATTATCATAGGGGTTAAAATTGTAACTAATCTCGACGACCATTCATTTCGAGATTCATGAAGTGAACTAACATTAAAATCATCCATTTACATAAAACTTATATTTTCTAAAGACAGTTCTGAACTTAAAAAGATAAAATTTAAAATAAATAAAATCAATAATTTTTCATTTCTAAATTCTTTTCTAACACGGTTAAAACAAACTAAAAGCTCATATCTTTTTTCAACTGTAATTATATTATCCAAAAATTTTTGATTTTCTAATATATTTAAAATATCTATTCCACTATAACTTTTTTCATATAATTTAACACATATATCCATTAAATCATTTAAGCTTGTTTTTTTATTTACATTTTTTGTTAATTCTTTTTTTAACCAATCTTGTCTTTGAATTTTATTATCTTTCATTTTAAACACTTCATTCAAATTATATTTATATAAATTAATTATATTTCCATTTACTAAAGGTTCTGGAACATAAATTTCACAAAAACGTGATAAAATAGGTTTCATTAAATTATATTTGTCTTCCGCAATAATAAAAAATCGAGTATTATGACTAAAAAGTTCAATACATCTACGTAATGCAGATTGTGCATCAATAGTTAGTTTATCTGCATTTAAAAGAACAATACTTTTAAATGTATTTCCACCATTTGAATTAATATGAGTTTTTGCAAAAAATTTTAATTCTTCTCTTATGAATTTTATTCCTTTACCATGTGAACAATTTACATACATTACAAATGATTTAATTTTCTCTCTATCATTATTATAAATTTTATGAATAAATTCATTTACAATAGTTCTTTTTCCACATCCTGATGGTCCATGAAAAATAATATTTGGAATTTTATGTATAGAATGAAAGTATTCTAATTTTTCTTTTATATTTTGATGAATACTTAATATCATTTAGATGCTACTATATTTAAAAAAGTGTTTTTATATTTTAATAGAACGTATTTAATAAAATATAATAAAAATTTTTTTTTTATTTGATTTTTTATTTGATTTTTTATTTGATTTTTTAATTTTTAATTTATTTTTTTATTTAATTTTTTTTTTGCTGTTTTTTTATTTAATTTTTTTTTTGCTGTTTTTTTATTTAATTTTTTTTTTGCTGTTTTTTTCTTATATTTACCACCCATCGAAATGGCTGCATAATTTGGAACACTTCCTATTGAAGTCAAATTACTTGGTAAAAAATTACTTCTTACTTGTGTGTTATATTGTCCAGATGGCAATGTTAGATTTACATCTTTACCCAAATTATTATTACCCAAATCATTACCTATAATAGAAGACGCTAAAGATATATTTCTCGTAAATGCATTATCACTTGGTTTATAATCAAAATCATTATCTATTATTGCTTCTTGAATTAATTCTTCAGTAACGGGTTGATTATTATATACAAATATTGGATTTTTATCAGTATGAAGAGAAGTTCCAAGAGCTAAATTAATTGCCATACCACCAGCTATTTTTGCTTTTGCCATATAATAACCATAATAAGCTGTATCCACTGCATGATGAATATAGTAATTGAAATCTTGAATATTTCCACCTGAAATTATTTTATAAAAAACTTCTAGTGTATTAAGTCCAGGAGGCATAGGTGCTCCTTCTAATTGAAACCAACTTACAACTTCTCCATTTTTATATTCGAATGAACCAGATAAAAGATGTAAATATGCATCGCCAAATAAATCTGTACTACGCATTTGCATAATTCCTGTTGCATTTTTAGCATGAGTTGAAATTCCACCATAACTTAACATGTTTGTAGAAGTGTAATTATAAATTGAGCCTCCATCTTCTACAACAAAATTACCTCCTCTTAAGGCTTCTAGTAAATGTGGTGTAGGAACTTTTTTAACCAAAAAATTTGTCACTGTAGTAGAATAATCTCCATAAGCTGCTGCGTTTACTCTCATTAATTCAAGTGATTCTTTAAACATATCTTTTATAAATTCACTTGCTTTTGAACTATCAGTATCATCAGTATTAAGTAATTTATCTTCTAAATCTGATAAAATTTTTTCAGCACTTTCTGAATCTAATAATCCTTTGTTTACATATTTTTCATTTACTAATTTGTTAAATTCTCTAAACATATCTTCTAAAAATTCTCTGTTAGACATTTTGGTATATGAATGAGTTTTAAGTATATGAGAAGTTCCACTTGATGCTATTGGTGTTATAGAAGCAATAATAAATATTAAAAACATATAATTCATATATTTACGTGTATCTTGCGTATTACAGTCTTTATATTTTGTTTCATCAAAAGGTAAATTTGTATAACAAAGACTTTTTGGAAGTTCTTCTTCAATATTATCCCAATATTGTCCTAAAATATTTTTATTAGGTTTTTTTAGAGTTAATTGATTATTTAATACATCTTCTTTATCAATTTCACACCATTTTTTTTTACTAAAAGTTCCTTTTTTTGGATTATTACATAGATAACCTTTTTCTGTTTTATATTTGTAACATGAAGATTTACATTCTTTACCATTTTCATTTTGATTCATATTTTCATCTACCAAACCATCTTGATAATTAGTTGAATCCTGAAACATTTTTATATATAATGTTATTAAAATAATATAATTTTTGTGTTCTAAAAATTTTTAAATATTTTTTATTATATAGTTTAATAAAGCTTTATAATACAATTCATATGATAAATTTGGAGCAAGATTTTCTTTTTTCATTGTAACAGAACAACCACCTGTTTCTAATAATGAAACATCAAAATTATTTATTTTGTAATGTAATGCTTTATGAATAATTTTTTCAATAATTTTTTCACGTCCTGGTTTTACATGTAGATGTAAAGAAAATTTACTCGGATGTAATCCAAAAAAAACACATGTTTCAATTATATATTCAAAATCTTCTACTTCCAAACTACCACATGTATCTGATAAACATAAAAATTCCACATTCATTTTGTTTAAAAGTAATAATCGGTTTACTATAAAATCATTATCTATCTTGCCTTCAATAGGACACTCACTAATACAAGATACATATAATTTAATATTTGACTTAACTCTTCTATATTTATTTTCATCAAGTTCATACATCATTTTATACAAATCTTGGTCCGTTTCTGTTAAAGACATTTTTGTATTTTTTAATTGAAAACTATTTGAAACAGAAGTAATAAATGAAAAATTATTTATAGATTCATTATTAATTACTTCTTGAAGTTTTGCATAATTTGGAATGAGTATAAAACATTCTGGTTGTTGTTGTTGGTCTATTTCTGTTTTAACAGAAACATTTTGTTCTTTAATATAATTAAAAAACTCAAGTGTATCTTCAAATATTGGTAAAACTTTTTTTGAAACTATAGAACCTATCTCTATTTTTTTTGGATTATGTATAACAACAATTTCATTATATAAGTCTTTTTTATTTTTAAAAGTAAAATCAATCTGTTGTTCTTTTGATAAACCTTGCAACCCATCTCTCAAAGTAACATCAAATAATTGAGGAGGTCCTAATTTATTGTAAAAAATTTTAAAGTTATTATTTATAGCAAATAATTTTTCTAAATTTCTCATAGATTGTGGATATTTATATTTTGTTAACATTTATAATTAATTAATTAATTTAAATTTTAACCTTTAAGTTAATTATTATAATTTATTTTTATTTATTATACAGATGTAGTAAGAGAATGTGTATAAGGATTATTTTTAAATGCTGTTAAAATATCAGGATTAATACGGTCACACCCGGCGCATTCATTGTAATACTGGGGAACATTGATTGCCCCATATGTTTGAGTAGAAGGTGGTAAACCTGACAATCTTGAATAAGCAGGATTTACTCTACCAGAAAATCTATCACAATCATCTTTACAATGTATATTCATTTGTTGATTAAATAATTGCATTCCACCTTGATTTGGTCTGTTTTCTATTGTTTGAGATTTAATATCATTATTATGCTGACGATAAGCACTCTCATAATTCATATCTCCATATCCTGTAGCATAACCACCTGCTGCAGTATAATATTGACAACTGGTAGTATCTCTTTGTGTAAAACCAGGAGCTGTAAAGTTATTAACATACATACCTTCTTTTTGGTTATTAACATTGAATGTCGGCGAATATAATGTGGTTTCTTTTACTGTAGTAGGTGTAGTATCATTTGGATTAACAACATAACTACTTGGGACTTTACTGGTAGCTTCACCATAAATACGAACATTATTAATTGTTTCATCCTTGCGTGTAGGTTTTAATATATCCATTAATGGAGCAATAACAGCACCAATTGCACCACTAAAACCACTTCTCAATGTATCAGGCTGTTTAACCGTTGACCTATGGTTTTCATAGTTTGTATGACTTCGGAGAAAGTTATCTTTGTCAGAATGAGGTCCATGTCCGGTAGCATTCGATGGCCTAATATCCATACATGGTAATTGAGGTCGTCTGGATGGCTCATAATTTTCCGGAGCTATACCTGCCTGCATTTCTATTGACCCTGCGGGACCTGTATAGTCAGTTTTAATATCATTACGCCTAATTACTCCCATTTCTTGAATTGGACGTAAGGTATCACCTTTAGTAGCTCCAGTAGTTGTCAACCAACGGTCTTGTGTATTAATAAAAAATGTATCTGGTCTTTGCTTTTCAACACGACCAAGCATTTGAGTTCCAGAAGATTTTTTTATGAATGAATTTGCAGGACCTTCATGATTTATTAATTCAAATTCTAATTTAGGATTAGTTGCTATTCTTAATTGGTCTACTGTGTAAGGTAACCATTTATCTCGTGCCTCCATCCCAGAATTATATCCGCCTGTTCCATTTGAAGTATAACCTTTATCTAAACCAGGTCCAACTAATTGAGTAGCAAATGGTTTAACATTGTTGTTATTCATACCTGGATTTACTCTCGATTGATAAAAATCGCTATTATTAGGCATACCATATGCCCACTGCATATTTGCCTCTGGTTTAAATAACGGTGCTTGTTCTATTTTTTTTATGGTCTGTGAACCAGAACCAATCATATTATCTAAAACTGTTTCAGCTATATTTGCATCATATGTGTAACCTTTAGGTTTGCCACCTACAAATGGCACCATATTATTGTGTTTGAATTGTTCTGAATCAAGATAGTTTCCAGTCAAAGAGTAAACTCTTTGCGGAGTTTTGCTTACTTTTTCATTATTTCTAACTCTATTTTCATATAGATTTTGGTCAAAATATTTATCTGTTGCAGTATTTGGATTAGGATATTCTTGTACAGTATCCACTAATTGATTAATATTTGAAACAGGAAAGTTTTGTGGTGGTATATTTGTATTGGGTAAATAATTACCAAATGATTGACTTGTCTTTGTAGCTAAATTACTTACTATTCCCATATTCGCAAAATTTTCTTGTGATTTTTTATGTATTTCTGTTTTACATGATTGTGATTGTTGATTTGATACTACATACATTCCACCTAATGCTATCAAAGGGATTGCTAATTCCATAATATATATATATAGAGTATTATATTTTAATTCATATAATAATCTTAATTTTTTTTTATTTTAACTATGCTTATTTAGATGAAGCACATGAATTTGTTTGTTGACATGTAGTTGGTCCTCCTACATAACCACCTCTAATTAAATTATAACTTGATGGTAAATAATTTTTGGTTTTGTTAACTACACAATCACGTTTTGGAGTAAAATAATCTTTTTCTAAAATTCGTGTGCTTAAATTATTTTGAAAAGGCAGACAAGTATTCTCTTGAGGATTCAAGGGAGGATAATACCAGTCTACTTGCTCGACATCTCTATACCACCATGCAGGATTAGTAGCTCTTGATTGGTCAGTAAAAAGAGCATTACATGTTGGATATTGAATTGCTTGATTAGGAACATTAAATTTTTGATAATTGTCTTTTCCTAAACAATCTCTACTTGCTCGTCTATTGACTCCTAAAAGGTCGCTTTCTAAATTTATTGTGTTTGTTCTTAAATTTGCACCCCATTTTTGAATAATTATTTGAGGGTCTTCTATATAACATGGATTTGAACCATTTCCTGGAACATTTAATATCCATCTTCCAGGGTCTGTTGCTTGTTGTAATTGTTTTTTTGTTCTACAGTCATCATAATAAAATCGTGTGCAAGCCATTTAATATATACTTTTAAAAAAGTATAACAAAAAATATATAATTAAATAAATATATTCTTGTAAAAAAAGTATAACAAAAAATATATAATTAAATAAATATAAATTTTATAAAAACTTAAATAAAACAGATATTTTCTATATATATTATGGATTTAATTTTAAATGATGAATCTAAAAAACCAACATTATGCTTAAATATGATTGTTAAAAATGAAAGTAAAATAATCACACGACTATTCGATTCTGTTATTTCAATTATTGATTGCTATTGTATATGTGATACAGGTTCAAATGATAACACTATTGAATTAATTGATGAATATTTTAAAAATAAAGGAATTACAGGTAAAGTGGTAAAAGAACCATTTAAAAACTTTTGTTATAATAGAAATTTTGCTCTACAAGAGTGCATAGGTATGTCTGATTTTGTATTATTATTAGATGCAGATATGATTCTGGAAATTAATAATTCTAATTTTGATAAATCAATATTATCAAATTATGATAGTTTTCATATAATGCAGGGAAATGATTCATTTTATTATAAGAATATGAGAATTGTTAAAAACAATGGATTATACAGTTATACAGGAGTTACTCATGAATATATTAATACACCAAATAATAATACAATATTTACATTTGAAAAATCTCATTTATTTATTAAAGATATTGGTGATGGCGGCGCTAAACATGATAAATTTGATAGAGATATTAAATTATTACTTAATGGAATTAAAGAAGAACCTAATAATGAAAGATATTATTTTTATCTTGCAAATAGCTATCATGATTTAGGAAGATTTGGAGAAGCTATTAATGTTTACAAAAAACGAATTGAATTCGGCGGATGGAAAGAAGAAGTATGGTATAGTTATTACCGAATTGGATTATGTTTTAAAAAAATGGAAAAAATAGATGATGCAATTAAATATTGGATGGAAGGATATAAATATTATCCAGAAAGACTCGAAGGAATATATGAAATTATTAAACATTATAGAATAATTTCTAAACACACATTAGCTAATTTATTTTATCAACAAGCTAAACAAATTCTTGATTTAAATCATAATAGAACATCTTATTTATTTTTACATGATGATATTTATACATCTAAATTATTTTATGAGTATACAATTTTTGCATTTTATTTAGGAGTTAATAAAATTAATGACGAAATTATTAAGGTTTTTAATAATTCATTTGATGATAATGAAATAAATGGCATGTTTACAAATATGAAATTTTACAAAGATATTTTAAAATTAACCCAAAGTTTTACTGCAGATAACAAAATATTAGCTGTTATCAATAATGAAAATACAAATTTAAATTCATCTTCCAGTTGTCTCATTCCAAATAAAAATAATGACGGATACTTCATGAATACTCGTTATGTTAATTATGAAATTGAGACAAATGGAAATTATTTAAATTGTGATAAACATATTATTTCTGTTAATAAATTTATAGAATTTGATAAACAATTTAATATTAAAACAGAAAAATGGATGGATTTAAAATTTGATAATAGAAGATATATTGGAATTGAAGATATTCGGATTTTTAATGATATTAAAACGAATAATTTATTATTTTTAGGAACAGGTTTTCATCATAATGATAAAATTGGTATTGTTAACGGAAATTATGATATCGATAGTGGTGTATTTAATGAAGTAGAAATTAATCCAGATTTTTGTAATTCAAGTTGTGAAAAAAATTGGGTTTTTGTAGATTATAATGATTCTTCTCATATTATCTATAATTGGCATCCTTTAAAAATTTGCAAAATGAATGAAGATAAAAAATTATTATCATTAGTAGAAACTAAAAAAACACCTAAAATTTTTTCTCGGATACGTGGTTCTTCTTGCGGATTTAAATATTCTAAAAAAATTGATTCTTGCAATAATGGAAATATAATTATTGATATTACCGAAGATGAAATATGGTTTGTTACACATATGGTTTCTTATGAAACACCTCGTCATTATTATCATTTAATTGCAGTTTTTGACAGTAGTATGAATTTATTACGCTATTCTGCTCCATTTAAATTTGAAGGTGAACCTATTGAATATTGTTTAAGTATTGTAGTTGAAGATGAAAGAGTATTAATTAATTATAGCACATGGGATAGAACTACACGAATTGGAATTTACGATAAAAAATATATTGATTCAATCGTAAAATATACTTAATTTAAAATTAAATGTTTATTTTCATAATATTCTATATTTACTCTATTTTGTTCTAATAAATTATATATTTTTTCTTTATCATATTTAATTTCAGAATTCTTTTTTAAATTTATTAAGTCTACTATTTTTTCTAATAAATTTTTATTATTATTATAATAATTTGTTATTATATTTAGTTGTATAAAATAAAATATTAATTCGCTATTTGGATTATTTTCAAAATATGGTAAACAATAATATAATATATCATACGCTGATTTTACCTTATTATAATCTAACATTTTTTGACAGTTTCTAATAATTAAATCTATATTATGAATAGGTAATAAATAATTTGATATAATCCCTCTATAATCTCCATAAAACAAATCAAACAATTCTTCGTTCTCTCTATGAACCATTGTCATTACAGCTTCATCTATCTGATACCAATTATTATTATATATTTCCTCTGTTTTATTTTTAAACAATTCAGAGTATTTATTCATATTTTCTATGGAACCAGAAAATAATCCGCCTGCCATATTATGATATATAAATCTAAAGTGTTGTTTTGTATCTACATTTTCAATAAAAGGGTTAATACACATTTGTTTTATTTTATCAGGTACTTTATTTATCCATTCATAAATATATTCGGTACTTTCAGCTACATGATTTATACCAAAATCCATCCAAATCAAATGACTACTATTAAATGGGTTTAATTCAATAGTCTTATCAATACAATCAAATTTATTATTATTTAAAATAACATATAATGGTGTTTCATGTGCTATTTCTCCATTTATTATATGAAATTGCGTCTGTAGATTTTGTAAACGAGAGAAATCCTTATAAAAATATGTAGTTGTAAAATCACACATATAAATAAATGTTTTATCCAGTAAATCTAATTCTTTTCTACTATTGTAAATTGCATCATATGTTTCCTCATTTTCATCTATAAAAAATATAATAGGAAATGGCAACATCAATAAAAATTGTTTTGAAAAATTAATATAACTATCTAACTTACGATTTCTCTCTATTTGGTTTCTTTCCATACTTCTTATATCATATAGCATTGTAACAATAGTTGGATAATTTTGTTCATTTTTAAAAAATTCTATTTTTGGAATTATATTGTTTATATCTTCCATACATGTTTCAATAATAAATGCCTTATCATCATTTACACCTAATGAAACAAATATTCTATCTTTTAACCTACTTAAAGAACAAGCAAATTCAATATAAGTATTTTTAAAAAAAAGAAATTCATCCGATAATTGTATTTCATTTGTTTTTATATTTAATATCAACCATATATTATAAGTTTTCTCTCTATTTATATGAATAAGAAATAATCTTTCGTATTTACTTATTATTATTCCATTTGTTGAACCGTGAAAACCAGTTAGTTTATTTTTTATTTCTTCTGGTATATAAATTTCTAAAATATCATCTTCTTCTATTGACTTTATTAAAAATGGATTTAAACTGTAGATTACTCTATTTGAATTTATATCAAAATATGGCATCCAATTTTTTTCTGTATTTGTATTTGGTTTACAAGGCATAAAATTTGTTATTTTGTTTTCATTTAATTCTGCTTTAAAAATGGATGGTTTACCACCTTCATGTAATTCTGGAACATTAACTAACATAGTGGTTGAATTTATAAATCTTATGTCTTCTAATCCAAACCAATATGTAGGATACGTAGGTAAATTATATTCTTGTTCCAATATTTTATAATCAAAATTTTCTATATTTAATTTTTCTCTACCTTGAATACTTCCTTTTAAAATATAGTATATTGAATTTGAGTTAGATTGATATAATATAAATTGTTTATTATCAAATTTTTTATAATTTACACATCTGACAAGAATTATTGTAGTTCCATCTTCTTCAATGAATAGAGAAGGATTCATTTCAACATAATTATTTGTATTGCTATATTTATCTTGAAAATAAAGTTGAGGAACAATAATAGGAATTACATCTTTTTTTGTAAATATTATCATAATTATTAAGTATTTGATAATATTTAAATTAAAATATATTATATTTTTTTATTCAATTACTATTTATTAATAATATTAATTTCGTTTAATCTGTTGAATAAGTTATTTCAAAAGTAGTAACATTATATCTTAATACACCTGGTCCTAAACCATGAGGTACACCTCTAATAGGACCAACAAATAAACCTGATGTTGTTGGTGCGGCTGGAAGGTCTAACCCAGACGCATTAATAATAATACTATTTGCAGGTTGATTAGTTCTACCAGCAAATTTTCCAATAGCAAGTGCACTTTGACCTTGTCCTGAAAAACCTGCTTGATTACCAATAGCAAC